GTGAAGGGCTATTGGATCATTTTCGGTGCCGAGGTAAACGACGCCGATGCACAGCAGGAATATGGCCGACTGTGGGCACCCATCAGTGAGAAGTACAATGCCAAGGTCAAGGTTCTGAAGCCTGGGACATTGGTCGAGGCCCAATCCAGCCAGCGCGTGCTGGTGGTCGAGTTCCCTACCTACGCGCAAGCCAAGAACTGTTACAGCGATCCTGATTACACCGCCGCAAAACAGTTCGCGCTTCGCGCCTACTGCCGCGAACTGATCATCATTGAAGGCGATCTCGCCTAGCCTCATCGCTACGGGAAACTATCGGCATCAGGGCCCAGAGCTATCCGGGATACTGAAGGCGAGCGACCTCATTGCTGTAGTGCCGCGTCGCTTAGCGGCGGATGTCGATAGTCTCGTCATGCCTTAGCCAGTTTGTGGCCAGCCCCCTCCGGCCCTTCTCGTCGTTTTGTTCAAACCTGAGCTAGCTGCTCCCGGGCGAACGTCTGGGCTTCTTGGTAGACTAATACACCTTTTTCTTGAGGCAGATCTGGACGGTATAGCTCACCGTCCCAGCAGCCTTTTTCCTTGCTCTGATAGTTGCCATGGTTTTCGGTGGTACAAGCGTGATTGGCATTGGTACATCGTACCAGTGCGCAACCAAAAAGCGCCCAAAACCCCGAAAAATGGTACCAAAATGCGTAGACCAGAATGCCCCTAGAATCAGCCCCAAAGCCAGAAACCACGCGCCCTGAGCCGTCACGCCGCTTCAGCGTTGCACCTATGATGGATCGGGTCGATTAAACGTGAAGGCCCAGTATTTACGGGGTCAGAAAGACGCTCGAAAATTTGCTAAAGCAAAAATTCAGCAAGGAAGGCAGGATGACCATCGAAATGGTCATTTTTTAGGCAGGAAAACAGTGGCACTCCGGTCTGCCACTGCTGGTGTTTCTCACGGCCTCCGGATGCCGTCAATCACAGCCTCGCACGCCAGCCCAGCTATTCGACTTCGCTCAAGCGCTGCTGCGCAGCTGCCCGCCATTCGGTCAGCCTCTTCAAGCAATCCCCCGAGCACCACGACGGCAGAGGTTCCTGCCTGGCGCTGCTGGGCAGCGATGGTATCGCAGGTGGCTCGGTGCCCGGCGCGCAGTCGGTCGATTTCCCCGCGCAGCCCACCAGCAGCAGACTCAGCAGCAGCGGCGCGGCCTTGGGCCACTTCCAGTTGTTGTCGTGCACTCTCTCCCTCCTCGTCCGCCAGGGCCTGGCGGCGTTGTTCTTCGGTTCTGGCCTGGGCTGCGGCGCGACGGTCGCGCTCGGACGCCTCAAGGCGGTAGTCGGCCAGGGCCTTGTCGGATCGGGAGGCTTCCGCTCGCGCATCAGCTGCAGCACCATCAGCGATCACAACCCGGTACTGCTGGCCGCCGGCAACCAGCACCAGGGCGATTAGCCACCAGCACCAGGCCGGTACTGCGGTGAGCCAGGTCATGCCAGTGCCCGCCGCACACCCTCGTCAATGATCGCGGGCGTGTACGGGTTGCCGCCGTTCTCGTGGATGATGATGCTGACCACCATCCCGCGCAGCGTGGCCGGGTCTTTGATGTTGATCGGGTCGGTGGTGCGCACGTCCAAGCGCTTGGCCACGGCGCCGGCGTAGGCCTGAGTATCGTTCTCATTGCTCGGCGCCCAGCGGTTGATGGTTTCGAGCACGGTGTCGATGCCCTTCCCGCCCACGCCAGGCATGCCGTCCTTGCCGCGGTAGTTGATCAGCAGCTTGGCCAGGGCGCGGATGCCGTTCTCGGGCTCGTCGAAGCGGGCGAAGCGCGGTTTGGCCACTCCCTGCTCCAGGCCCAGCTGGCCTACCCAGTCGTTGCGGGGGTTGAAATCGATGTTGCCGGGGTTGTTGTTGCGGACACCGCGTGCGGTCATGGGTTTTCTCCAGGCGAAAAAAAGCCCGCGCTGAGCAGGACTGGATGGAAAATTGAGATCAGGTTGAGTCGGTGACATGGGGGAAGGCGGCTATAGGTCTCCGCCCCAACACCCGCAAGGATCACTTTGAAAAAAATGGTATGCTAGGCGTTTTAGACACGGGGAATACCAATGAAGGTCATCACGTACTGGGAGACAGCTCCAGGTCGCACTATGCCGCCATACATTGCTCTTGGCATTGCCACTATGCAAATCGCTCTTGGAGACTCCTTCCTTCTTCTAACGAAAAATAATGCAAGTGACTTCATTGGCAATGAATACCTAAATAAAAAGTGGGTCTTTAAACCAAACAGCAAAGACCCAAACCCCGAAATAACTTCAATAGTTGCAAAAAGCGACTACTTGCGAATGGCTTATATTGCTAAACACGGAGGATTCTGGATTGATGCAGACACCATTATTTTCAAAGACTTCCGTGAATCGCTGAACACATCTGATGAGTCGCTACATTGGCATAGCGAGCAATTCTTTGGAGCGAATGCCGGAAACAAAATTCTACGTGCGGCATCTGAAAAAGCTCTATCCGATGAAATCCAAGTATGGGGAAATCCGGGAGGCATAAAGGATTTAGTTCAACAGCACCAAGTTGACGTAAAGCCAATCCCATTCAAGCTAATAAATCCCGGATACAATCCAACATACGGGTACGGGAATTGTAAAATTCTTTTGGACACGAATTTACCTGTATCAGAATTCCTCACCAACGGCGAGGCCAAGCTTATGAAACTTTACAATACCGCATTCAGGCCGGAAAATGTAGGAGAAATGACGCTTACTCAATTCTTCGAGTCTAAGACCCTCCTTTCCAGGATATTTTTGATAATCAATGACAGCCCTGATTTCTGGATGGAGATGACCAATAACATCATCCAACAGCACGGCTAGAACTTCATTCATCTGCAATATTGGGACGGCGCCATAGGGATCACTATGGCGCCTTACTTTTTAGCTTAGCTATACATCACTGATTTAACAGAAGCGCCAGACCCAGTAAATGTTGATGGCGCGCAGTCATCAAGCCTCACCTCCCAAGAACCAGAGTTGAAGAAGCCTGCTGCTAAGCTTGCGCCACCAGTGGCTCGGAAATGCCTCAATATGAATACACCACTCCCATTTGAAGGCGCCTCAAAGATCTGAGTTGCTAGAAGAGTTGCGTCATTTACACTTAATCTTTCCACAGATCTAACCCCCCCAGATATCGGGGCAAATGCGCGAATGTAAGAAGATCCAGAGGCATAATCCAATGTCACGTCCTCAATGCTGTAGAACTGGGCCACTCGACTGCTAGTTTTCCATCCTCGAAGCCTCCCTCGAACGAGGCTAACCCCCGCAAGGATGAAACCACTTGTGGTAATAGTGGCTCCATAGGTTAAATCGAAATCCGACACGCTTCCCATAGCAACGCTTATCGATCTGAAACCTAGATCCTTGATGTTTTTGATATTAAGACGGCGGCATTGTGGCGCGTTAATCGCTAGACACTCCCCGCTAGCGACTTCTATGGCCACCCCGACATCACGATCAGCTGAATAGAGTCCAATGTTTTTATATATAAGCGTCCCGATTTTTATACTGTGATCCAGACCGCTAGCATTAAATAGCAAGGGAAGATTGGCGTCAGCATTAGGATAGACAGCCCGGCACACCCCTATCTCAAAATGTGAAGGCACCCCACTATTTGCAACCTGCCCCTCAAAGAACCCCACAAATACGCCAGCAGGAAATCGAAAGTCGTTTACCCAATCTACATTGTCACAGTATGCCTGCACTGACTCCTGAGTTTTGATGAAGCGCTTTGCCACATTTCTGGCATAAAGCGCCCCTATAGTGAGCAGCGTCGGATTGGTAAACATGCGACAGATGTCACTATCACCATCTATAGGGGTTATTCCGTCCTGATTAACCGAATAAAACTCTTCAATACGGAAGCTGCCAATTCTTACTACATGCTGCTTTTCCTGTGTCGAACTGGATCCGTAGTTCCCTATAACAGTCATAGGTATGGCATAACCAGTGGCCTGACTATAGGTTTGAGTCCTCACATTGTGAACACATACCCTTTCAATGTACAAAATTAGTGGGTTATCTCCGAATGAATCAGATGAATATTCAATACCAAAAAACTGCTCGTCAACTGCTGGGTTGATGCAGAAGACATTCTGGAATTCTAGGGTGCCAACCTTAGCGCGCAGTAGCCGGCGAAAGCGCCCAAGGCCCTTGCAGTAGCCGCCGTCAGCATCAATTCTTCCGTTGTATTCAAGCACAGCTAAACTGTTAGCTACAATTCCACCCCAGTCGATAAATTTGTGGAGGTGGGGGCCAAGATCTAGCTGCAACACAGATCCCGTGTAAGGGATAATCTCGCGCTCGAATTTAAATGAGTACGCTTTGCGCGCACCGGCTATAGGTATGCCAGTGAGTATCGCTTCTTTCAGCTTCTCTGCATTTTTCTCGGGTGTGTTCGATGAAGATACTCCGCATTGTTCAAGTGTGAGCGCGGCCTGGCTCTTATATGCGTCGGGAAGCCAATCTGGGCTGATCTTCCCAGAGCTGTCTGCGCGAGGAATACCTTGGGCCATGGGCTCCTCTGAAATCTCTCCCCTGAGCTCGGCAATGGCTTGCAGGCTTTCGTTGGCCTTCCATCCCTGGTCAGTGTAGCGGTACTCTGTCTGCTCAACGGAGTTGAACCATACGTCCCCGATCTGAAGTGGCAAACCATCGTCCCGTACGCTAGGTTGCGTCGCTGATGGTGCCAGGTATCTCGCGGTGCGCTCGATTGCTACATCAGCAGCAGTTTCAGCAGCCTGGGCTGCTTGATTGGATGCGTCCAGTGCGGTTTGTATGGCTGTCGCGGAAAGGGCTGTCTTGCCTGTGTTGATCGCCGTACCGCCCTGGTTCTGCCAGACGGTGTAGATCTCATCCGCATCGTTCGACTGCACCAGGAAGATACCCTGGTCAGCTGTTTCTGCCAGGCCACCCGCCACAGTCGGGTAGATGGTCGTGGAGATGCTGATCTTATCGGCAGCATCTTGCTGGATTTCCAGCACAATCTGCTTCAGGCTCTGAATGTCGCCCGATTGAGTGGGGATCTTATCGGCGTTCGCCGCATCGCTGGCAAAGCGGAAAACAATGTTGCTGCCGACTTCCGCGCGCACGGTCGCGATTTCAAGGCGCTGAGTTTGATCAGCCATGTCATTTCCTTTGGGCGAGTTTGGGGAGCGCGCCAGGCGCGTTCAGCGAATCGGGGAATTACGAGATCCAGCCGCTGGAGAAGAAGCTGCCGGTGTTGTTGATGAGCATGTCGGCGACAGCGTCGAAGATGGTGTCCACCTGGTCGTCGAAGTCGTGGCTATCGTCAGCCGTGAAAGCCGAGGCCTCGGTGAGGAATGGGGTCACCCAATCGGTCGGGCCGATGATCTCGCCACGGTGGTCTTTCACATGCTTTATTGCATTGCCCTGGTCATCGAATATGGCAGGCACAAAAACCCGCCCCGACTTGAACCAAGGAACCGCGTCCATGCAGCGCACCACCTTGTTTGAGTTCGGCCCGCGCGGTTGGGGCTCGATCTGGATAGAGCCCTTTTTGCTGATGGTCTGGATCAGGCCGGTACCGCTCGACTTGTCCTCAACCTTCATGTAGCGCAGCGTGGCTGGCCTGAACTGGTCCCATGGCTTCCAGCGCTGCCAAACCCTCAAGGCTTCGGCCTCAAGGTCGCCGGCATCCCACTTGCCGCGGACGATCTCGATGATGTAGAGGTTTCCGTCGATTCCCAGGCCGCAGTGGGAGAACACCGAGAAGTCATGCTGCTCGTCTGTTTTCTGCGCCGTGTCGACGTAGACGCCGCGCCAGACAAGGAACGGCAGCTGTTCGTAGGTCTTGAACCAGTCTGCATCGATCATGCCGCCAGTAAGGGCCACTGGCTCTTGCTGGTACTGGCTGACCATGGTGTAGGGGTCTTTGTCCCACAGCGCCATTAGGTCGTAGACCGATTCCTTGGCAGGCCAGTAGGACCAGTATTCTACCCCGCCGCGCACCACAGATGGGCCGCTGAATACGTCGCGCTCGGCGTGCTCCCGGATCTCCGACGGCAGGCTGGCGATGTACTCGCGGGTCACCAAGGCCGGAACCTTGATGTGCGCGAAGTCGAGGCCCATGCCCCCTTGAGCAGGAAGCCCGAGACGTCGTCGGTGTGCAGGCGCTGCTGGGTACAGATCACCGGGGTATCAGGCGACGCGCGGCGGCTGCGTAGGGTGTTTGTGACGATCCGTTGGGCCTTGGCCCGCATGGTCGCCGAGAACGCGCTATCGGCCTTCTCCGGGTCATCCAGGTTGATGAAGCCGGTGAACCCTTCTGAGATGTAGCCACCCCGCACGCCAGTGATTTGGCCGCCCGTTGAGCGGCTGAACATCTGGTGCTTATTGCGACCATCTTCGTCGCAGATAATCCAGTTGGCTACGTCGGCCTTGCCCAGCGAGCACGGCCAGAGATCCTGATATTCGCTGCTCTCGACAATCGACTTGATCCGGTTGGAGTTCTCCTCCACCAGAGCTTTCGAGTACGAGACGCTGAGGTTTCGGGACCGGTCGTACTTCGTCATGACATAGGCAGGGAGGTGGATAGACCAGTACTCGGTCTTGGTTCCACCTGGCGGCATGTTGAAGACGACGTTCTTCAGCTTGCCCTGCAGGACCTGCAGGGCGGTGTGGTCCATGTAGCGGTGGTGCCAGTTGCAGAGGAACTTCATGCCCTGGTTGAGTTGGAACCAAACGCGCATGAACGACAGCGGCGAATGCTCGCTGATGAGTCTTGCTGCCTGTCGCTCTGCGCTGCTCATTGCCTCCCAGTCGAGCAGCTCATTCATAGGCGGCCCAGGACCGCGTCCAGGGCTTCCTGATCGACCTTGATCGTAGACTGAGTCTCGATCGGCGCGCCGTCCTTTCCGGTCAGCTCGACAATCTGCTTGTCTAGGCCAAGGAGCTTGGCCTTGCCCATCGTGGCAGTAACAGCGGCAGCGGCTTTCTTGGTCTCCAGGGCCAGCCTCCGCGCCTGCTCAAGCTCAAGCAGTAGCGTGTCGACAGTGATTTCATGGCGATCCATGACCTGATTCCTTAACTCTTCGATTCTGGCCTGAACCTGCGGCTTCTGGAGGGTGTTGTAGCCTTCGCGCTGAGCTGTCTTCTCAGCCATGTTCGCGGTGTTGTACGACCTGCGGTACGCCTCGGAGGCATTTCCGGTCTCGACATAGGCGAGGCAGAAGAGCTCCATCTTGTCGGTGAAGCGTCTCTTGGCCTTGCGTTCCATATCTCACCTACGGGCTGATCAACTTCCACTTGTAGCCGACCCACTTCGGCAGCTTGCCGGCGGTGAAGATCGGAGGCTTCGTTTCGGTGCACCCGGCTGGCAAAAGCCAGTTGCCTGGAACTACTGGGTCCAGCTCGGCGATCGTGTCGCCCACGTAGAAGCCGCTGCTGTCGTACTGGTAAACGATTTTCTGGGTTACAGGTATCTGATCCATCTGACTTGCCCTCCGTTGATCATTCGCGCCTCAGTGCCGCCACTGGAACTGATGCTGATGGTGTGGGTGTGGGAGCCATTGGCACTGGTCAAAAGCGAATCCGTTCCTTCACGGATCTCGTCCCCGTAAACCGCGTTAACCTGAGGCATGGTCACGACGTTGACGTACTCGCGCTTCATCACGGTTGTATGCTGATGCTGCCCTGCTGAAGCGGAAGAAGCTGAATGACCGTGGGCCAGGTTCTGGCTTGGCTGCGGCACGTTGCTCAGCGTCCTCCCAACGTCGATTCCTCTGCCGTCATCAAGACAGCGCGGCACGAGCGCTCGCCAATCTGGCAGGCGAAACTCGGTGCTCAGCTCGCCGCCGATGTTATAGGTGGTGCCGATCTTTGCGAAAAGCTTCGGGTATGCAGCGCGCAGCAGCACCGAGCCGACGGACTTTAGCCAGCCCGGATCGGGTGATCCGTTATGCGACACGTCCTTGTACTCACCGACACTGAAGCTTGAGTAGAGGCTTGAACCGATGAGCCGCCAGTAGTTGGCGCTGGTTCCTGGATTGTTGCCAGCGTTGTTACTGGCGATGGACTCGTAGAACAATCCGTCGTCTGGGTTGTAACAGGGTGCGCCAACTGCGTAGATCGCCTGAGGGTGATAGGCCATCACGCCGCGGCGCTCCAGGTCCTGCAGTGCGGAATCGACCCGGTTGTGCCACCAGTTTTCTTGGCCAGCACGGGGAGCATCCTTGTCCTGGCCGCCTTCCCACCCCGTGTTTTGCCGGGTGTTGTCGGGCACCTTGAAGGTGTTGTCGTTGTCCTGGGTCTCGACGCCTTGCGCCCAGCGCGTGTTAAAAGCCTCTCGTGCCATCAGGAAACATCTCCAGGCAAGGTGAAGTTCGCGTAGTTGAAGATCAAGCTCGATGTGCGCTCGATCTCGCTGATATTGGTTGGCAGGATGTAGATCTGGCCGATCCGGGTGCCCTGCGGTCGCGGAATCAGGTCGAAGTTGTCCAGCAGGAACTGCGTGGTGTTGTCCAGCTCCGAGGCGATGCCGATGTCGAACGACTTGTCGCCATTGCTGTTGAGGGCTGTGACCTTCACCCCTATAACGACTTCGAGCAGCTTGATGATGCTGTCGCTGGTGCCGTCGCTGACGTTTCGGGCGATCTTTGCCTTAATCAGCTTCCGGTAAAGGTCGTTGTTGAGCGGGGCGTCCACCGCAGCGCCGTCGCCGATGTAGGGCGCGACGTTGTAGTTGGTGTAGTTGTCGTTGCCGGCGTAGCCGAAGACGTCGTAGGCAGCTCCGCGCAGTATTGGCCTGGGCACGCCGACGATCCGGCCAATCACGTCCAGGTCCTCGCCAATAACGGTGTCGACGTCGTAGGCTGAGTAAATCTGGCTGATCGGCTGCTCAAGCTTATCGTTGGCGATGTCCGGCGTCAGCGTTAGCCACCGCGTCATCCGCTGCTTACCGCGGTACTGGTTGATGATCCGCTTCTTGGCGCGCGCTACGTGGTCCATTTTCATAGCGGCACCGATACCGTGATGTTGTCAGGGTCGAAGGTTGCAAGTTCGGCAATGCCAGGCTGGATCGGCGTCACGCCCTGACTCCCGGAGCTAAGGCCGATAGTCAAGCTCGTGATGTAGCTGTCGCCGTACTGGCCAAGTACCTTGTTCACCGGGGTGTACAAGCGCCCAACCGGTACCACCTCACCAATGTCGTAGCCGCCCTGATTGAAGCCTTTCACCTGGTCGTCAGCGAACAGCTTCTTGGTCGAGTCTTCAACGATGGCGTCCTTGATGCGCTGTTCGATATCGCTCGGGAGATTGCCTTTGCGCTGAACATTGACAACCACGTAAATCGGCAGGGCCGCCGCGCGCTGGAAGGTCATCGTCTCGATGTTTCCTGTGGCTGGCGAGGTGATTTGAACCTTGACGCCTGTTGTGCCCGGCGGATCCACCCATGTGTCGGTCTTGGTGCTGTAACGCGGGTACAAAGGGGTGCCTGGGTTGTACTTCGAGTACATGGCCTGCCCGATGCCCTGGTCTGTGCCGCCATTCACGATGACCGCGATTGCGGTGTACGGAATTCCGTCTGGGTCGACCGGATCGTCGCTGTTGTTCTCCAGAATCTTCACGTCTGTGACGCCGGCAACATTGGCGACCGCAGCCAGCATGTTGTCCTTCATGTTGCTGCCCGGCAGCGATACCGAGTTGTTGCGTCTGGCGCGGAACTCCACATCTGACTCTGCGTCCTCGCCCGGGGCTGCAGCGGCGTTGGTCACAGATGACCAGCCAGGGTATGGGGTACCAATCACCGTCAGCTCGCCAGCTGCAGCTAGCACGCGACCTGGCGCGACGCATGTGGCGAAGCCGGTGGCGCTCTGTGACACGCCGATCACGATCGCTGCCGTGGTCAGCCAGAGGGTATTGTCGACCCTGCTGCGGATCTGCGAATTGGCCGGCAGCACGGTACCGGCCTGGCCGGTTATGGTTATGGGGGCCACCGAGTAGGTTGCATCCCGAATCGCAACGCCGGAAATCTTGCCGATGTTCCGTAGAGCCTCCCCGGTTGCACTGTCAGGGTCTTTGGCGCGGTACGCGGCCACAACGCCCTCATCCAGGTTGGCCAGCATCTCGGCGTCGATCCCGAGCTTCTCGCCATCGGGAGAGTCCGGATCAAGGTTCCAATCTGGATCGATCGCTAATGTCCGCGTTTTCAGGTCGACCAGATACTCATTAAGCGATGTCCCGGTGATGCCCTGGTCGTTGATCTCAGCCATTAGACGATTGCCTGTACAAAGTTGATGTCGGCGCTCTCGCCTGAGGCGCTGGTTATGGTCGCGGTCACGGTGAGCAGTCGGGTAACTGCGTCAGATGTGACGCTGAAGGAGGTCATACCCACGCAGCCGGGGGTCAGCAGGATTCGCCGCCGGATGATCGAATCTCGGGTCGCCAAACGTGACCCCTTACCGAGCACGCCGCCGAACCAGTCAGTGCCGTCTGCCGTATTCAGGAACCACTCGCCAAGGAAGAACTTGAGACGGGTGCGGACGTTCTGCGCCACCTCCTCAGCTGAGTAGCCGGTAAGGAGTTTGTCCTGGCCCATTGCCAGATCGCCGTTGGCGTCGAGCTTTCGAACGGTCACGGAATTGGCACTCCACTTGTTTGATTTCCGGACTGGACGCCTGATGTCCGGTGAAGCTTCAGGCTGATCTCACCGGCAACTACGTCATTCGGCGTCGTGACAAGGCTCTCTGGGGTGATGGTCACCCCATTGATGTTTACCGTGCCGTTGGCGCCGATTGTGATGAACCCGGCGCCGTTGCTCAGCGAAATGCTGCCGTCGTCCTTGAGCCAGGCATGCATGGAGCCGCTGGCGTTGCGCAGGCGGATGCCGTCGTTGGCGAACGCGGGGATAGCCCCGGGCACCGAGCGGAAGCCTGGAGTGAAGTAGGCGTCGTTCAGCGAAAACCGCCGCGGCTCCGAGATGGCTGCCACGCCACCCTGATCGACCCAGGAGTCGATGCATTCCTGCGAGAAGAAAATGACACCCTCGACACCCTCGCCAATTCGGCATTCCAGGGTGCCGCCCGAGCCGCCCCAGAACTGCACAGGGACGCGAACAATCTGCCGGCGCGGCACTGGGTCGCCCACGCGGGGCTCCAGCATCAGGCCGATCTGCACCTCGGCAAGCTGAGTGTCAGGGTCGAAACTCAGCACATGGCCGGGCACGCTGGTGCGCATGTTGTCCTTCAGGTACTCCCCCGAAGATGTCGCGCAGCATCTTGACGAACTGTGCCTGGGTCCTTGACGCCAGCGGGTCAATCATCGGGTCGCCCTTTCAGAGATGCCGGACTGCGCCATCGTATCCAGCCGCAGGCAGCTGATCTGAGTTTCCCAGGGGTCTCCGTGGGAGTCGCCGATGACGGCCAGCGAGTTGATTTTGTAGAGGCCTTCGCCGATGGTGCGCGGCACCTCGTAGAAGAACGCCCCGGAGAACTCGAACTGAGGCGCCATCGACTCAAGCCGGATGGTGTCGCCCAGCTTGAGCTTGGGATTTAGGGCGAAGCGGATGCCAACCTCGGTATCAGTGACCACGGGCGACCCGATCATGCCGGTAGCCGCATTGATCACGTAGACCTCGTTGGGCATGGCGAAGCCTTTCTTGATGATCTTGGTGGCGCCGTTTTCGATCATCCAGTCAAACTCGTAGGCAGCCGCCAGCTCGTTCATGCAGGCCACTGGGCTGCCTTGCAGCACGGTGCCCCCAGAACGACGCTTGAGGTCACCGAAGTCGCCGAAGAACTGGATGTCTCCCCGAAGCTGTCGGCGCACTCTTCGATGATCTGTACCGGGTCTGTCTCGGGCGCCAGGGTTAGGTTGATGATGCGCTGATCCCGCTCCTTGGCCTGTGAGCGGCAGAAGAACTTGATGCCCCGGGTCGAACCGCCATCCTCAAGTATCCGCTGGACGTTGGTGATCTGGCCGAGGAACACGCTACCTAAGCTGTCCGCGTAACCGGCCTCAAGCGAGATGAACTGGTATTTCTTGGTGATCCCGTCGCCCAGCATCTGCCGGGCTGCGTAGTCGGCCACGTTGTAGATGGAGATCTCGGCCACGCTGAAAGCATTCCCAGCGAAGTGGATCACCTGGAACGTGATGCGCAGCCCGTCGCCAGCCGGATTGGCCGGATTGGGGTTCATCTCGTAGGACAGGGTGCCCGTGGGCCTGCCAAAGCGCAGCCGGTACCGGCGCAGGTAGATTTCTTCACTCATCGGACCACACCAGGGTGTTATCGATGCCCAGATTGCCCGGCGTCGGCTGCGCGCCCTCCAAGGTCAGCGATCCATAGTCCAAGCTCGGCGGCGGATACAGGCCGGCCAGCAGATCGACGTTAGGTAGAAGAAACCGGCCTGCCGTCAGGGTTACCCCGGCGGCGGTAATGATATTCACGCGGAACACCTCCAGTCCGACCATCCATTGAAGCTCTATGGTCAGCGTGTTGTCGCCCAGCGGCGCGCTGAAGGTCTGCGCGGGAACAGCCTGCACTTGCACCTTGTAGCGACTCATGGGATGACCTCGACCGAAGTGGAGCCCGACGACACCATTGGCGCACCCTGGGTAGCCACCGGGTCGTTCTGCTGAAGCTGATCAGCGGAGGTGACGCCCCGGGAGATCTGCGACTTGACTATCCGTACCTGCTGTAGCTCGGCAACGAACACCAGGCCGTCCTCATCCTCAGGCCGCGTGCGCTGGTCCAGGCGGATCAGCACCATGTCTTTGAGGGTTTCGTATTCGGTTACCAGGTCGAAGCGGGCGCGGGCCTGAAGCATTGCGGTCAGGGCCGCCCATGCCGTGGCCGACCGGGTCGCCTCGCTTCCGGAGAGCAGGTAGGCCGACACGGTGGAGATGGCAGCCCCCGCGATTCCGCCAACGGCCGTGGCGACCGCCCCCACGCCCATCATGCCGATGTCATCCAGGCCAATGCCCAGCGGGGTGTTGGACACCGCGCCTGTCAGCAAATAGCGATCTGGAAGCAGAATGGCGTGGTTGTTAACGTTCGCGCCGAACTCGACCGGAAACTGGGTCAGCTGCACGGCCTTGCTGGTCACACCCTCAAGCTTCGCGTCGAACTCGATCTGTCCCAGCATGGGCAACGTCTTCGAAAAGATGCTCATGACCCCGTCAGCAATGCTCATTTAACGGGGCTCCTGAAGTCTTCTGTGGTCTGGTCGATCAAGGTGGACATCTGCTCATTGATGATCTGCTTGACCTTGCCAGGGTCTGCCCCATGGATGTGGAACTGGCGGTTGTCCTGGTGCTGGACGGGCTGCTGGCTTGCTGGCGAGGACGGCGCCTGAGGCGCCTGGGTAGTCGACGGGGCGACGATGCCACCGGCGGTGTAAGGCTCGGGCGCGCGCCGCTGAGCCTTGGCCCACTGATCAATCTGATCCATCAACCCCGGGCCGGCCTTGGAGCCGCTGGCCAGCTCGCTTTGCATTTTCCGCCACTGATCCTGATTACTCAGGTCCACAACTGGCGCTTGGCTTTCCGCCTGGGGCGTGCCGCCGTAGGAGTTGGCGATTGCAGCGCGCCTTGCGATCTCGCCATCTTGATCAGCAGGCCGCTCGTAGTACTGCGAGACGATCGCTGCAGCCTCGCTGGCACTGCTCGCCATCTTGAGTCTTTCGCCTGCGGCCTTTTCCTTGCCTCGGGTCAGCTCGTAGTGAATGAAGTCGAGCTGTTCCTGGGCGGTTGAGTCGCGAATGTCCTTGCCGGAGAACTTGGCGAAGTTCGCTTGGCGGTCTGGGTGCCACTGAGCGAGACCATAGGCGTTACCGCCGTCACCCTCAGCGTCAGCCCGGAAGCCGCTCTCCTGCTCAATGTTGGCGGCGATGCCTTTGGCCTGATCTTCGGTCCAGCCTTTGGCGCGGAAGTAGTCGATGGTCGCCGCAGCGCCCTCCGCCCCACCCTTGCGCAGGCGGTTATTGCGCAGCTCTTCCTCCTCGCCTTCGTTCAGGCTGCTGGAGTAGAAGAGAGCCGCCAAGCCGCCGGTAGCAATACGCATTGCCGAGGCGCCTGCCAAAGCGCCTGCCGCTGCACTGCCAGCACCTGATCCACCTGCGGCGCCCGCGCCAAATGCCAGCGCTCGTAGCGCGGCCAGGCCTTTCAGCGCACTGGCGCCGCCCATAAGGATCAGAGCTGCCGACACAAGCTCGATGTTTTTGGCCAGGGTGCCGAAGAAGGCCTCCAGACCGGAATCAACCAGTTCCTTGTTGTTGCGGTAGAACTCGGTGAAGTCCTCAGCCATCTCGGCAAAGGCCGGCACCAGTTCGCCAGCAATGGTGTTGCCCATATCGCTGAATACCAGGTTGAGCTCGCTGGTGGCCTTGGTCAGGCGCGCAGCATCCTCGATCTGCTTCTGGGTCATGATGCCCAGCTTGCCCCGGGAGTCCATCTGCTGCTCAACGGCATCTCGCCCCCTCATCAGCAGGCGAATGGTGTTCTCGTCGAAGCCCAGCGCCTGGCCAGCGAGACGCTGGTTGAGCGGGGTCATCTTCTCGAATGCCCCGGCAATGTTGACCAGGGCTTCAGCGGTGTCCTGGGCGCCGATGATAGCGTTAGGGTCAAGGCCGAGCTTGGCCACGTCACCAAACCAGCCGACATTTCCAGTGATGGGGGATGCCATCAGGTCCTGGATCTTCTGCATGGCCGCCAGCGCGTCCTGGGCGTTGCCACCCTGAGCCGCCAGCGCCTGGCCCAGTGCCTGCACGTTTTGCGTGCTCAGCCCTGTCAGCCGGTTGAAGTTGTTCAGCTCAGTGCCTGCTGCCTTGAAGTCGCCGACCACCTTGTCGATGGCCAACTTCGAGGCGAGCACGGCGCCCAGCTTGAGCGCCGAGTTGGTCAGTCCGGTGAAGGCGTTCTGGCCCTGCTGGAAGGATTTTTCGTCGACCTTGAGGCCGAGGGCGATCAGGAATGATTCGAGGACGCGCATTACTGGTTACTCCGCCGCTCTTCGGCCAGGTTTCGCTCATACAGCATTTCATCCATCGCCAGGTTGGCGCGCTTGACCCATCCCAGCGAATAGGTGCCGTCTTGCAGCTGGTTGTACGTGCAGAGCGGAGGGCAGACCCCGGGAATCCCTATGCAGGGTCGCCAGAGGTCCCAGTCGATGGCGGGGTTGAGGCGCTCTCCTGACTCGCCCCTGGCTCCCCGGCTGAAGCGGTAGAGCCCTGGAAGAGGGTCAGGAGTCCGGTAAAATCCTCGAACACATTCCCGAGGGCCAGCACCACCAGGGTGAAGTAGGTCTTCAGGCGGCCGGAGAACTGCTGCATACCGACCAGCTGGCCATCCTTGTGCAGCTGGCTCAGCATCGTGTCGCAGATGAAGTTGAAGTCATCCTCGGGGATCCGGGAGAGCATCACACCAACGATCTGGCCGGCAATGGCCACCGACGAGGCGGCGCCAAGCTCTGCCTGGGCCAGGCCACGAATGAGCGGCTCGACCCCGTACTTGCCCAGGCGAAACAGCACAGCGCGCTGTTTTTCGGCGCTGGGCATGCCGAAGGTGTAGGTCACGCCCTCATGCTCGATCTTGCGAACGAAGTCCTGCGCCTGATTCATACGACCTTATCCTTGTTGAATTCCATGACGAAAGTGGCGTCGTTCATGCCCGGGCCGCCGCGCGCCATGGACTTGCCACGGGTGATGACACCCTCGGAGAAGACGGCACCCTCAAGGCCGGCGATGGATGCGTAGGAGCCAGAAACCTCGGACTTGGCGTTGACCTGAGCCTGCAATGCCAACGCTTGAGGGCTGCCTGGCATCAGGTTTACGGTCAGGCGCAGGCCTGGGTTCTTGCGGTGGAAGCGCACAGCGTTGCCGCCCAGGCCACGACTCAGGATGGCCTGGTCGTCGATCGGCTCGACCGTGAACGGCGGGTCAGTCCGGCCCCAGTCATCCAGCACGCCAACTCCGGTGATCACCACGATGGTGTTTTCTACAGACAGGTCACTCAGTGCCATGCTCTGGCTCTCCTCAGTCGACGTTGACGGTTACGTCTACGGCGTGGATGGCGCCGGCACGGAACAGGCGCATGATGATTGGGGCGGCTAAGCGCTCAGAGCGCTCGGCGTCGGTGAGGTCGAGAATGTCGTCAGCCTTGCTGAGGATCTCGTAGCCATCGCTCAGTACTTCTTCGCCCGTCTCGTCGCTGGTGTACTGCCGAGCACCGAGATAGCCGTTGTCGATGAAGCGCTGCCCGATCTGGGCCGCAGCGTCGATGAGCACTTGCTGGCCTTCGGGGGTCTGCTTCAGCTTGGTCGGAACGTTGGCCAGGGCGTTGTACAGGTTTACAGTAAGGGCGTTGACGAACCCGTCCAGGTTGAAAACGTCGTCGATGAACTCGCCAAAGCTGGAGGTGGACTTGGAGTTGATCACTCGGCCGTTGTCCACCTGCCCACCGGTCTCGACTACCGTGTAGAACGGCGCGCCTTTCTCTTTCATCGCACTGTATGCGGTGATGGTCAGGTCTTCGGCGGTGATGCCCGGCAGCTTCTTGAACTCACCGGTGATGGTTGAGTTCGCGGCGTTGAAGTTGACGCGGCTAAACACCGCGCCCAGCTCAAAGCCGGCATACGGGGCAGAGGCATGGCTCAGCAAGAAGGCCCGGCGCGAGCCTTGCAGCTTGGCCTTGCTCACGATGTCAGTGGACAGGCTCGGGTCTCGAACCGCCGACTGACTGGTAGTACCGGCGTAGAATTTGCCGGCTGCATCACCCGCTGCGATCAGGGCCAACACATCGGCGTCATTCGCTCGGATGGTGGTCTCGAACTCGTACCAGTAGAACCAGATGCGCTTGTTGATGGCGTCATTCATCGATTCGGCCGGGCTGTCGTCCTCCTGGCGCAGGTAGACGCGCAGAGAGCGCGGCTTTGGAATCGCCGAGAACCAGGCCAGTGCGGCGAGGTATACGTCGGAAGCGATGTTGAAGTTCACCGCAACCGCCGATGCCCCGCCGTAGTCGCGATAGGTGCCCTCGGCAAAGGTGGCGTCGGTGGACGAATCGAAGTCAGCGAAGACCATGCCAGCGCCAAAGTTGGCAGTGCCCAGACCGGCTGCACGGATGTTCGTGACAATGTTGATGATGTTCTCAGCCGGATAAGGCATTTACTTCCCCTTGCGCAATGGCGCCAGATTGTTCGGTTTGAACCTCGAAGCCGACGCGGTAGATCCGGTTGATCCGGTCTTCTGCAACGGATTCGCCGTAGAGGTACAGGGTGACCTGCGAGCGCTCTTCCATGGCCGCTTGGTAGAGGCCAGTGAGGTTGTTGATGGGTGACACGCGGGACCAGCCAAGCTTGGCGCGGCGCAGGACACTCTTTATCGGCTCACGCTTGTTCGCCTCGCACAAGGACATAGCCATGCCCATGGCGCCGGCGCGGTAGATGTTGATGCTGAACCCGATGGTGAACTGGGTGGCCACGCGCTCGATGATGTCCTCGTAACGCGGGTCGTCGGTGGCCGGCACGTTGCGCTGTGTCTTGAGCGCCTGGCCGAACTGGGCCGGGCTGTCGATGCGCACGGCGGCATAGGTGCCGGATGGGGCTGAGGTGCCTGGGTCGCCGACGATTACCTTGTTGGCCGGCAGGCCGGTGGCCGCGACAACGACCTGGCACACCACCTTCGTGAGGGCGATAGTGTCAACCATTGGCGTACCCCTGCAGCTTCTCGATCTCGGCCGGGTCCAGCTTGGCGATCACCGACCGGCAGAAGCTGTGCCAGGGCCGGTAATCCGTGGCCATGGCCTTCCACCAGGTAGCGGGCTGATCTGGCGTCTCGGCGAAAACGAGGATGTCGGCCAGGTTGCCAGGCGTGGATACCTCGATGCCCTTGCCGTCATTGCGGTGAATCACCCGAATGTCGTTGATCCGCTCGGCGCCGATCTGGAGAAACTCGATCTCCTTGTCGCTGGCCGGCTGGACGTTGGCGTCGAACGTGTCGAGCAGCGTCATGGTCAGCTTCGGCTCGAAGTCGATGATCTCACTGCTGTAGCGCATCCGCTGAACGCCACGATGCGATACGAAGGGGCCGCTGACGTGGCCGCGCATGTTCAGGCCCATCAGATGCCCTCCTCAAGAGGATCGGTGCTGTCGTCGATGACATATCGAATGGAGCCCAGAAGCCCCGCATTGCCAGTATCAATCAGGGGATGATCGGATCCTTTCTTGTCGATCGTTGATTGCGCGTTGGGCGGCGTGTAGGTGTCCAGGATCTGCTGCTTGACGTTACCCTCAGCGAGCTCGCCGAGCTGATCAAGCAAGGTGCGCATCTGCATATCGCCGGTCAGCACCTGCGGAATCATCAGCTCAACCAGGCGCATGTACTGCGGGGTGCCGCGCTCTACGCCTGGTGCTAGAAATGGCCTGGCAGGAACGTGGCCATCGGCGCTGCCGAAGTTGTTCACGGCTGCTACGGTTGCGATCGTCAGGCCATCCTCGTACTCGCCGGCACCTTTGGGCACGCCGACCAAGACACGCTGGTCGCGCTCCAGGCGCTGGGCCAGGTCCTTCATAGCCTGCTCGACCTGCTGCCGTCCGATGAGGCTTACGGTTGGCCTGATCATACGCAGATCGCCCCCATGCCGGCCCGTTGCCGCAGGTGCAGGTACTCAAGCCCGTACGGGGTGAGCGCCAGAGCCGCTTCCCACGCGGTCAGAGATGCATTCGCAGCTGGGACGGCGTAGGACACCGACTCATCGCGAACGCTCTTGCTGGACACGGCGTAAGGCGTGGTGGCGCTGCCGTCGGCACCGGTGGCTGCTGAGGTCGCCGCATTCCAGGTCAGGTAATGGGCCGCCAAGGCGAACCAGCCGCGCTGCAGGAAGGAGTAGGGCTTGTACAGGCCCCAGCTGGCGCAAGTGCCAAACTCGCCCTTGGCGACGTTCAGTGCCTTGGTGATCTTGGCGTCAGACCACTTGGCTGGGTCGGCGAACTCTTCGTAGTAGGCGCGGAATTCAGCGACCATCTCTGGCGTCACTGGGATGTTCAGTTCGGCCATGGTGGTTCATTCCTCGGCGGGCGGCTCGGGCTCGGGCGACGGGCCAACCTTGATCCAGCCGGCCCGGTAGTAGTTCGTCGACTTTAGGCGCTCGGCCTCTCGGTCGTCGAAGTGCTCGATCGCTTCGCCCGGCGCCAACGAAAGGTCGGCCAGGTCGATGCGGTGCGAGCTGATATTCGTGATGGAAGCCATCAGGGTCTCCAGTCATAGGCCCCGGTGAAGGGGCCGTGACACTGGGTTACTTCTTGGCGGCCAGCTTGGCCTGGGCGTCTTTCAGCTCGCCTTCCAGTTTGCTGGCACGCGCCGACTCCTGGGTGAGCCGATCCTCCAGGGCTTTGACATGCTCGGGATGCCCCTTGGCGGCGGCTTCCAGATCGGCCAGCTTGGCCTGGACGACGAACAGGTCAGCCTTGAGCTGGGTGTTCTCCTCGGTCAGCGCCTGCAGGTCCCCGTTGGCGTCGTCAGGCTGCTCCGGGGCGCCGGCCACCAGCAGGCCGTGCTCTTCCCAGAACGATCCCTTGGCCAGCTCGAACTGCTCTTCGGTGGTCTGATCACCAGGCTGCACCGAGCTGCCATCCGAGAGGACGACAGGGTTGGCGCTGACGTTGGTGTAAATCTTCTTCGAAGACATGGTGACCCCCTTAGATGCCGTCGACGTAGGCGTTGGATGGCGGGACTCGCAGCTCAGTGCCAGCAGTGCGCACGACGCCAGCCGCCTCGAACAGAAGGCCGCCTTGCGACGGGATCGGCGCGTTCAGCTGGAATGGCATCGGCAGGTGGAACTTGGCGAACTGGGCGTTCTTGGTGTAAGCCATCATCCGGTCGGTCCCGCCAGCACCCGCCCCAGCCAACTGAAGAACCGGCTCGAAGGTGACCTTGAGCACTCGCTCCAGATAGCTGATCAACGTTTCTGCAGTGTTTGGGATGCGGAAGGAGGTCAGCTGGCCGTACTGCATCAGCGGCAACAGGATGTGCGTCGGACGGAAGATGCTGCGGGTCTGAACCGAATAAACCTGAAGGATCAGGTTGTTCAGCAGGGTCAGCATTTCCTGGGCGGCGGTATCGGGATCCTGCGCCAAGATCTGTGCGAAGGTCTTGTTAGCTCCGCCCAGCAGGGTGCCTGTAGCCAGAATTGGCACGCCCGGGTACTTGATCAGGCCGCCGGTTGCCAGCGAAGGCCAGCGCACGTCACCAACCATTGCAACCCGATCCAGCCACTGCTCGGTCAGAGTGCGTGTGGCAATTGGCTTCTCGGCCAAGTAGTTGATGGCGCCTCCGAAGCCTTGGGCGTTGGCCATTTCCATGGCCTTGCCGACTTCGACCTGGGTGTAGTCGTAGCCCAGGCCTGCCTGCACCACGTCCACGCCGCCGATCTTTGCGGCGATTTCTGCGCGAGGGAAGTCGTGCGACTTGTCGCCGATCGGCGCTGGCTCACCCTTGTAGTCGAGCACTTTAAAGCCGATGGACTCGATGTAGCCCGGGGCCGATGTGTCCACATTGAGCAGCTGCGGGTACATGATGTCCGGGTACGGCTGACGCAGCACCTCTTGTTCGATGTACGTCAGGTTGCCGATCAGGAAGCCCAGTTGCGCCTGGGCTTGTGCGTCCATTGTTCTCATAGGTCGCTCCTTAGGCGGCAATGGTGGTTTGGTTGATGGCCTTGACCTGCATCAGGGCCAGCTCACCAGCCGCGGCAGCGGTCAGGAAGGTGCAGCCCGGCAGCAAGTGGTTGCCAGCGGTGGAAGCGTTGGTCAGCTCGCCGGTGGTAGGCTTGGCGTAGACCTGAGCGCCCACGGTGGCGCCATCGACGGTCCTGACCCAAATACGCCCGTGAGAGACGCGACTGGTTTCCTCGCCGGCACGGTAGCTGCCGACTACGTTGGCCGAGCCGTTGCCTTGGCCAGTGACGTAGCTGGAACTGACGCCTACAGTCTTGCGAACCGAGATGCCCAGGAAGAAGCCAGCACCGGCACCGGGAAGCGCGTCACGCTTGGCGGCGGAGCCGGACACGACGGCCCGAGCGAACGGGATCACCACATCGGCTACGCCAGAGGTGATGTCGGCCATAGACTGATCGTTGATCTGGCCCTCGTAGGCCTTGCCGGCGTACTGGTCGAAGGTATCAAAGGCGGTAGCCATTACTTTTCACCTCGCAGGAACTTGTTGTAGGCGTCAGAGCCGTCGCTGGTCAGCTTCGGACGGTTCTTCAGGTCTTTTGCCAGGCCGGCGATGCTGTCCTTGGTCGCTTGAGCGCCCTCGTCGTCATCCTCGTCGGTGGTTTCCTTCGCGTCCTCCTCGGCGGAGTCGAACGCGGCGGTGATGTAGGCCTCGGACTTGCCGGACCAATCGCGGGTGGGCTTGAGCTGAGCCAGCGCGGCGCGCTTGATCTCCAGCGGGGAAACCAGGCCCTTGCTGTCGAAGTTCTTCACGATCTTCGAGGCGGAGGCGATGGTGTCGAGGGTGAGCTTGACGCGCTCGCCGATGGCAGCGTCGGAGGTCGATTTCTTCGCCTCTTCTGCCTTCTCTTCGGCTTCGTCTTTGGCCGCTTCGGCCTTGTCTGCGCGCTCGTTGGCTTCATCCAGGGTTTTCATGAGGCCTGACACGGCGTCTTCGACTACCGTTGCGGTCTCTTCGTCGAGGATGACGGAGCGGCTTTTCTTGGAGTCTAGGAAGACTTTCCGGGTCGCCATTGGGGGGATACCTTTCGGTTTGTGGTCAAAAATGCGGGCGACCTTGCCGCCTCGCCCTTCGTCTACAACGGCGACATGGTTGATTACTATGTCCCGCTGTTCGAACTCGTATGGGGTGCCGTCAGGAGCTACACCTGCAACCTCGATGTAATTCGCCACATAGCCAGGGGATAGAGCAGCTTTCCCTGAGTTGAGGTCGTCTATGGCCTTCTGATCCTTGATGATCAGGTCGACAACGGCGTTATCTCCGTCTTGCTCAACGCCGCGGACATGGCCAACAGAAACCTCCTTGAAAGTGGTGGAATCCACCAAGTCATCGGGATGGTCATTGGTAATGTCGCTATGCGGATAGGTGGCAAGAGATTCCGGCGAGAAAACCTCCTCTGGAGGCCTGTACACATTGACGATTCGAGCAGGTCCAGGAAGCTCAAGCTCGGTCGATAGGTACTTGTAAATTCCTGACCGTGCTGCAACGCCCTTCACGCAGAGGAAGCCTTCTGGCGTGAGTGTTCGCGACGTAGGCTTGAAAACCTCGTCGATGGTCATTCTTTTCATGTGCTACCCGTTCTTGTCGGGGAAGTAGTTCACGCCGGGTATCAGGGATATCCCTACGCACCGGCAGAGCGGGTGGTGCTTGCCCGGATGCAGGCCGGTTACGCCGCGCCAGGTAGCGCCTTCGGACACCTTGTAAACGCCAGGGCCGTAGCCGATGTCCTGCTTGGCGATGCCGTAGCAGCTGATCTTGGCGTTGGGGTACTTGCCGCTGGGGTCGCCAGAGACGCGCTGGTCCTTGGCCGTCTCAACGCGGTAGAACTCGATGCCGGCCGCTGTCTGCCGCTGGCGGGTCAGGTCGCTGTTCAGTTGCGACACCTGGTCCCGCGCGATGAGCTTGGCCCGCCGGGCGCTGACACCGGTCTGCTCTTGAATCTGCTTGGCGATGGCCGTGGGAGCGAGGCCGCTCTTCATGCCGCCCAGCACGATCGTCTCTACCCGCTGGAAGTACTCGGCGGGGATGGACTTGATCAGGTTGACGTTCTCGGCGGTGGAGGCCTCAAGGTAGTCGACCATGCCCTTGGGCTTGGTGATCAGCTCGAAGTCCACGCCCACGGCTCGGTTGACCGACTTGCGGAAGTCATCAGCATTGTCGGCTTCTGCCCGGCTGATGGTGCCGGCGGCGACCCGACGGGCCTGTTGATCGAATAGGCTGGTTGTGAACGTCGACGAGACCCGACGGATTACTGCGAGGATGTCGTCAGTCCAGCCGTCCAGGGTGGCCACGCTGTCGGCCGTATACTGAGGCTTGAGGCGGGCCAGCTCAGTGCCAAGCACTGAATACAGCTGCCTCGACATGAGCCTTACCAGGCCATTCAGCTGAGCCAGGTAAAAGCGCTCCGCGCCCTGGCTCGGCCTTACCGGATCAGGTGCCCGCGGCTTTCGCTTCCTTGCCATCAGCGTCTTGTTTGTCGCCGTCAGGGCCTCCAATGGTGAAGGCGTCGAGGTCTTCTTCGCTGCCAAGGCCATTGTCTTCGTCCTTCTCGCGCTGCTCTTGGGCGGTGATCTGCTCGTCGGTGATGGCGTATCGGCCCTTGGCCTGAGCGCGGCGCATGGCGTGGCTCGGGCGAATGATGCGGTTCTCGATGTTGATCGCATCGGCCTGGGCGTCTGCCAAGTCCTCCTGGGCCTCTTCCACGCTCGACTTCTGGTAGAGCGGATTCCACTCGAACTCGATGTCTTCGGGGTATGTACCGATGGCAGAGCGGATCAGCACCTCATCCAAGCGCTCAAGGTCTCGGCGCATCTGGCCGTCCTGCTTGCCCTTAATGGTGCCGTGGTAGGTCTTCAGGTCGCCATCACCGGTAGAGTTGAGGCCGGAGGCAGACTGCCCCCACAGCTCGGTAACCGGCATCTCGGCAGCGCCTGCCGTCCACACCATGAACTGCTCCATGATCTGGCTGAGGCCCGAGAACGCGATGCTCTTGCGCTCGTAGACCTCGTTGTCTTGGTCCAGCAGACCCAGGTTGATGATGCCCTTGAGCATACCGAACAAGCGGTAGCGCTCAGTGATCTGGTCGCACTGGGCACTGGCCAGGGCGCCTTGCAGACCCTTCACCGCGATGGTGTCGACGTTGGCTTCCAGCACCAGGGATGCAATACCACCCTTGGTGGCCACCACGTCGCGCAGGTCTTCCATACAGCGGCGCAGGCGACTATCACCCCATCCCTGTTCGAACTGAGCCATTCGACGCGGCAGGCGGGCGCCGGTGCGACGAATGACATGCGAGTAGTGTATCGGCTGCTGGCCGTTCACGACCGTGTACACCTCAGGCAGCATCCAGTTGGGCGCCAGAGGGTCAGTGAAGTTGAACTGGCTCGGCTGGATGTCCCAGCGGTCGAAGACGACGATGTTCTTCAGTCCGCCCTTCTTCACCTTGTCCAGGTTGAGCGGCTTGCTCAGGTCCTGCCCGGTGATCATCAGCATGGCCGCGCCGCCGTACAGGTCAGCCCAGCAGCACGCATCCAGGTACTTCTGCTGAACACCCAGCCGGCGCTCCTCGGCAGCGATCTTGCTCGCGTCCTTCCCGCTGAACTTGCGCCACTCGCGCAGCGCGTCTTCGTTGGGCTTGTCCACGATGCGGCGGGCCAGCCAGTTGGACTGATAGGCCGCCTCAAGCTCGTAGGGCGTGACGAACTGGAATCCGAACCGGTTGTGCGTGCGCTTGTCCCGGTTGGTGCCGATGTTGGCTACCAGGTTGGAAAGACTGTCCGATGTGACAATCCCGCCAGATGGCACTTGAATTCGCGGTTTTGATGTGGTCACAGATTTTTCTCCGCGCCACGAAATGGCACTTCATGAATTTGTGGCGCGACTAGGTGAACACGTGTCCGCGTCGTGCCCAGGCATAGGCAACCACCCCAGCGTGAAGCATCACGCCGAATGGGTTTACCCAGTGGCCTTGCAGGGCTGTAACGAATGCGCCGAACCCACCAATAGCCACCAGGTAGAACGAAATGCTCAGCAGTGGCTGATCGGCAGGGCGAACCTTGCGCAGGTATTCACACGCGGCGAGGACGACCATTACGCACAGGAACACGTCCAGGGCAGTCATCACTGAAACCAGGATGTTGTTCATATCAGGCACCTCGCGCCGTGACGAACGACCCCATGGCAGCTTTGATCGCCGGGATGATGTTCATTGCGGTGAGGCCAAGCACGAACGCTACTCCACACAGCAGATCATCGGTGACCGCAAGCTCAAGCTTTGGGGCAAGCCAGGCGGTTACGGGCTGGGTCAGGTAGACCGAGAATCCGAATCCAGTGGCAACGGCAGTCGCGGCCTGGAATCGGGTCAGATCCTTTAGAAAACCCAGGGAGAGGATCGAGCCGATGAATGCAGCCATCACCACCCCGTACTTGCCCAGCACTACGCTCGCGGCGGCGCTTGTTGGTTCGGCCATAGGGGTGTCCTTGGAATAAAAGGCCCGGTTGAGTCCCTATAGAGGGCCAGGGCAAACGTGCGGAGCAGCACATAACGAAATTGGAGCGGGCAGAGGGAATCGAACCCTTCTCTGCTCAGCTTGGAAGGCTGGCGGCAAACCTTCTGCTTGCCCGCTTTGTGTGGGTCTTTCCCCACCTGTCCGCCGAAGACCATTCCAGCGCTGGCACCCTGATGCACCAGTCTCGCCGGTCCAGTCTCGCGCCATTCACCTGCATAGTGAGGGAGTGGATGCGCGGGCTGCCGGTGTTTTTCCGTACACCACACTACCGGCTAGCAGTGTCCAGGCTGTCCCGCTAGGGCCTGCCCTGGCTGCAGTTGCGTTTACTGCTGAAACAAAAATCCCGGCTCAATGGCCGGGACTCTTGAGGCCCTCATGGGGCCAATAAAAAACCCGGCACTTGGCCGGGCTTTAGTGTTCACTCCTCAACTAGCGCAGGAATGACAGGATGGGTGAATATTCGGCGAAGCGGCATGTGATGTCAATAGGCTTTATGCAGCATCTTGATCATCGAACAAAACCCCCTCGCTGCCCAGGATCTCGCCTGCCTCCACCAGCGCTTCATCCACCATCTTGTCCAGCCCCTTGAAGATTTTGCGGCGCCAGTCTCGGCGGGTGCGCTCTGGGTTTCCATCGAGATCCCAGGTGTTCATGTCGTAGTTGTGAGCGGGCAGGATGATGACCCCTTCGCACGGCGCTTCCTGGCGCTGCTTCAGCTTTGCGTTGATGGCCTGCTGAGCTTTCGCCACGGCGGCCTTTCGCCAAGCCGGGGCATCTTCGTCAATATCGAGCGTCACCTTTTGAGAGGCCGGTCGCTCAGCGCCCCCAAGCTGCGGGTAGGCCCAGGCGGTCACCGCCTTGGTGAGGAACAGCCTGGGCGCCGGCGAGGTTACGTGTGCAACGATTCGGCCTATGGCGCCAACCTTGGAAGCCATATGCGTCGAGTAGCGCGCATTCAGGGCCAGCCAATGCTTTTGATCCAAGCAGGAATGCAGCCTCCCGAATACCCAGCAGTCAGTCAGGAATGCCGCGTCCTTGCCTACGATCTCGCCCTTCAGCTTGCTGGACTGCACCTTTGGGGTGTAGTCACAGCCGCCAGCGCTGTTGATCGTCTCGGATGCCAGCGCTCGAATTACTGCGGAAATCACGTCCCGATAGATCATTTCCCACCCCCTGCCCGCTTGGCCTTGCTCAAGATGAATTCTTCGTAACTGCGCTTTCGGCGGACCGCGCCGGCCCACGACAACGCCAAACCACCCACCACCATGAGGGTGGCCAAAATCAGGAATCCCCATGCTGGCGTCATGCTGCTTGCTCCTGTGGCTGGATACGGACGCGCACAGCGCCGCCCTTGATCGTTTCCTTGCTCACCCTGATCTGAGTGGCGAACACGTTGTCGTCGATGCCCAGGGCATCTGCCAGGCCGTCACGGCCCGCCTTGAACATCGCCAGAAGGTTGTCGTCGTCACGGCGGCGGCGATCTGGCGGAACGAACTCGAGCATGAGCAGCGCTTCACCCTTGGGCGCCTGGATACCGGCCTGCTTCGCCAGCAGGTGGCAGGCTGCCCGGTACGACTTGGCCGCCCTGCTCTTCCTGGTCCAGTGCACCCGGGCATTCGGGCTGCACGCAGTCGGCGGCCACGGTAGTGTCAGTTCCGTCATGCGGCCCCCTTGATGGTCAGAATCCCGGCCCGAATCAGGGCCTCATGCGTCTCAGCGATTGCGCGAGGTATGTCGGACCAGTCCACCTCACCCTTCCCTCGGCCATCGAGCACGTCATGACAAGCACTGCAGGCGTAGACCGCCACGGTGTCAAAGCCCTTCATGCCCATGCCCTTCTGCCCGCAAGGTAGGTGGGCCAGCACGGTGGTCTCCGGGTTGAAGTTGCAGGCGCCAGGGATGCGCACGGTGCAGTCCTGGCCACGAGCGCTCTCGCGCACCTTCTTGGATACCACGCGCATCACTTAGCCCCCATCAGTAGGCCGATCATGCAGGCGATGACTGAAGCGAAAGGCTCACCGGTGAGCGCCAATATCAGAGCGATGATCCAGATCATGCCGCCGCCTCCCACTGCTCAGGCATCTGCCCTTTGGGCTCGCTCCAGCGCACGCCGCGCTCGGAGCCGAACACGTACATGCACTCGATCACATCGCCCAGCTCAGCTACGGACATGCGCCGGGTGCTGACGCCCAGCATGACGACGCCGCCATTGATGCCGGAAGCCATGCGCACCTCTTGGCGTGCCGCTGCGGTCATAAGCGCTTTCCAGTCTTCGCTGTCGAGCTTCTGCATGACACCATTGACCGGCCATTCAACCTGGCGCGCGATGTCGGCCAACATGGCCCAGAGCTTCGCGTTCTGCTCCAGGGTTCGGCGGGACTTCACCGGGCGGACGATGATTTCAATAGCCCCAGACACGGAAAGCTCAGTGGCGAACAGGTACGCCAGCCGGCACACGTCACGGACACGGCTCGGGCCGGACGACCAGAAGTGCCGAGGTTTTGCGATGACGTCAGTCATGGCTCGCCTCCTTTCCAGCCGGATTAGTCAGCCAGTGCATGGCCAGCGGTCCGCATGTGACGACCATCAGAATGATCATCGGGCGAAGGGCGCCGTCAACAGCAACGCCGATGGCCCCGTAGAGAACGCAGAGAAACAACGCAACCTGAACCCGGGTCATTGGGATGCCTCCTTGGCCATGGCCGCGTCGATCTCTGCCTCTCCAGCGTCAGGCGTTTGACCGCCGATAAATTCCCAGTCAGCGGTGTGAGCTTTATCCCTCAACCACCGGTACCGCTCGGCATCCTTGCGTGCAGCCTCAACCCACTCCTGGGCATGTGGTACGCATTCGTCGCCGTGCACAGGGCAAGCGGGAATGGACTTGAGCAGTCGGTTACGCGTCTCGATGATCTGGTCGCTGTAGAACACGTTCTGCTTGAGCTCTGCGTTCTCGGCCTTGAGCTGGTCGCGCTCTCGATTGGCGTTGATGAGCTGGGCGGATAGGCAATCGCATTCGCCTCGCCACTCCCCCGGTGATGTCGTGCACGTCGCCGGTGTCGCCACAGCTCCAGCAGGACGGGCCATGCCGCCAGACTTCCAGTTCTTGCTCGAGCTCTCGCTCTTTTTTGCTGCGGCTGGTCGTCAACCGATCGATCTCCGCGAGCAGGGCCAGGACTGCGGACTGGGCGGTCATTGCCTCGTAGCTGCGCACTGCTTCGGGAAAGTCTCGCACCTCTTCGCCGGACAATTCCGCCCCCTGCTCGTCGCGCAACATGGCCTCAGCCAGCGCCTTCAGCTTCTCTTTGTCGATGGTCATGGATTGGCCCTCACACAGGATGTACGAACGGTGGTCAAGGTTCCTTCCAGGTCAGCCTTAGCCTTGGTCGCGGCCTGCTGGCATTCATCCGAAGACCCCATTGGAACCGAAGTCAGGGCATACCCGTTGGCGCCCGCGTACAAGACGATCAGGAAAAAGGCGGTGGTCATGGCTTCACCTCACGAGCCTTTACCTTCAGGCCCTGCTCTTCGATCCCGTCTACCGCCTCGACGCGCATGTCGTTCCAGCCGCCCTCATAGCAGGCGTATGGCGGCGCACTTTCGTAGGGGCTTGGCAGCTCCACCACCACGGCCTCGCGGGAGGCCTGCCAGCCCTTCTGGAACGACTCCCAGTCGGCCTGGGCCATAGGGTCGATGTAGTTGTTGCCCTTCGGAGGCTGGCGGCGATGGTCGCGGGAGTTGGTGCGCTCGAAGGCTTCGCGCATTTCGCGCATCTTGTTGGTGTCCATCAGTGCTTCTCCCGCATGTGGGCGGCCATATGACCCATCTGCTCGACAATGAAGGCCTCCTCATCAGCGATGGCAGCCTCGATCTTCCCCTTGCCATTGAGGCAGCGCTGGCAGTCCACACGGGACCAATCGCCAGACAGGTTGCTCTCGTCACCGAGCCAGGTGCCGCAAACAGCCTGTTCTTCTGCTTCCTCGCCATGAGGATGCGGGTCGTAGTGAGTCTTCATGACTGCACCCCCATGCGATTGAGGCAGGCTTTGCAGGTGACCTTTTCAGGCTGGTCGGTGAACTGGGTAGCCCGGACCTTCCGGCCGCACTTCACGAGGATGAAGCCCATGTAGGCCATGCGATGCCACATGTGGATTCTGTTCATCACACCCCCTCCCCGGCCGGCTGCCCGGCGCGCTTGATGTTCAACTTGGCCAGCAGGTGTGCACGGCACGCGGCAGCACCACTGGGAATTTGCTGGACTTCGAGCAACCGAGCCTGGCGTTGGTTGGCGTACTCGTCAGCCAGCTGCGCAGCACCCTTCTGGCTGTCGTGGCCGATGCCGGTGGCGATGTCGCCCAGTGGCTCGCCGGCCACCAGCATGCGGATGGTGATGTCGTAGGCCCGGGCGAATACCTTCTCGGCCCGCTCGACCTCCATCGATCCCAGGTTCTGCGCCTCGCACTGCAGGGCCGCGTGGCGCACCGCTGTATGCGTCCAGTGGCGTGCACCTGCCCTGCTGGGGTGGAAGTTCTCCAGCGCCTCTGCCAGGGCCCGCGCAAGCGGCGGAATGCCCATCTCTTCTGGGGTCGGCTGGCACAGCTTGATGAACTTGCCGCTGCTCGGGGCGAAGTCGGTACCCAGCACCCGGCACTTCTGGATGCCGAAGCGGATCTGCTCGAGGGTGTTGATGCCCGCGGCGACGAAGGACTTGATCCAGCTGCGTTTGGCAGCCTTCAGGGCCTCGTCATCGGGCCAGGCCTGCTTCCACGCTGGGAAGATGGCCTGCAGCTCCTTGAACAGGGCGTTGACCACCTCTGTTGTGCCTGGGTCCAGCTGCTTGGCCGGGGCCTGCACCTCGGCCGGCAGGTTGCGGCTGGCGGCCATGATCTGCGTCACGCTGCGCAGTTTCGGTTGTGCGCTCATAAGGCCCCCAGGTCATCAGCCCAGCTGGTGTCGTTGAAGTCGGGGCCGTTGCGGCGCTGGCCCTGCTGTGCACCCGGCAGCACCTTCTCCGGAAACAGGCCGGTCCAGCCGTTGCTGATCGACTGGTTGATCACCGCGTCAGGTGCGTGGTGGCCGGCCAGGGTCTTTGCCTGCTTCGCGCAGGTGGTGGCGGTCAGAGGCTTGCGGATCTCTTTGCGGTGCTGGCACCAGTCGGCCCAGGTCTGCTCGGTCACGTTGGCGGGCTTGCAGGTCATGGGGTCAAACTTCGGAGCCTTCTTCTTCGCCGAGGGAGCGTCAGCGACCGTCCGCTCTACTGGTTCAGTGACTGGTTCAAAGGAGTGACTGGTTCTGGGTGCAGCTGCTGCACTACCCCCTGGTGCAGCAGCTGCACTACCCTGGTGAATCTCCTGCACTACCCCTAGTGAATATGCTGCACCCGTCAGGGTCAGGTAGTAGAGGTTCGAGGAATTGCCCTTAGGCCCACCCTTGCGGATTTCCTTTTTCAGCAGGCCCTGAGCCTCCAGATTGCTGACGTGCAGCATCACCGACCGTTTGCTGATCTCGCACTGATCGGCGATGTGCTGGTACGACGGCCAGCATTCGCCCTGGTCGCTCGCGTTGTCGGCCAGTTTGATGAGCACCAGCTTGCGCAGCGGATTGCCGACCTTGGTCTTCATGGCCTTGACCATCAGCTCCATGCTCATTGGGGAGACTCCCTGCCCATCAGGGCATAGAGCTCTACGACCAGGCGGCCGGCAGGACCATCGGCGTCGAAGGGGTGCCCTTCCCTCCAGCGATCCATGCACACGCTTGCACGAGCGCAAGTGCTGCGCAGCATTCGAATCTCAGCCTTGAGCTGGTCGTAGGCCTCCGCCATCACGACATCAGGGCCGTGGGGGTCGTAGCTGATGCGGTTTCCTGCCTCGGAAAGCATCTTCACGGCCTTGTAGCGATGGACTTCGCTCATGCTGCACCCCGCACTGCCTTGTCGTGGGTGTGCAGTCCGTCCCAGTTCTTCTTCATGGGCAGCTCTCCGGCCAGGTACAGCTCGTACAGGCGCACGGCGCCCTTGCGCAGCAGCACAGGCGTGAAGGCAATGAACGGCTCTTTACCGTGCGGGGCGACTTCGTGCTGATGCTCGGTCATGTACTTGTCGCGGGCGTATGAGCCGACGCGGTACCGGGTTCCGGACTTGCTCTCGTTGTAGAGCCAGTTTCGGCCTTCAAGGAAATGGCCGACCTGCATCACGTTGACCCCATTCAGGCCCTTGCAGAACTGAACGTGGCTCATGCCTTCCTTGAACAGGTTCTCCAGGTGGTCGATCTTCTTGGCCTGGGCCTGGACCTCGACGGTCAGCAGGACGCGGGCTTTCTCCGACTCCAGGGCCATCTGGAGGATCTCCAGCTTGCTCAGGTCGGCGGGCATCGGCTTCGATACCTGGGCCTCCAGCTGCTGCCAGCGGTCCACCAGGGCGGCGGTGAATTCTGGCGAAAGCTGGGCGACGACAACGAAGCTGTCGCGCTTGTTGACGAGATACTCTGTAGCCTTCCGGCCCAGCGAGTCGAGGTATTCCCCCAATGGGGGAAGATCAATCACAGCCGGCTTGTCGGGGCCTTTGGCCGTGGCCAGGCGCTCGATGGACTGTTTCACCTTGTCATGGCGAGATCCCACCAGATCGGCAATCTCTCGAGACGACATGCGCGCCACAAAATCATGCTTCGCGTTTTGTGGCGCGAGCAATCCTATGGGCTGTACACTTGGGGTCTGCATATGCATAATTGGTCTCACTTATGTGATGTTGCAGAGAGCCGGGCCGCAATCCCGGCTTTTTTGTGCCTGTAAGAAGCCCGAAAGAGGGCCTCTGTCTTTTCACAATCAGGGAACATCGAGGCCCTTTTTGTGCCCTACCAGCCCCAACACCGGGGCCTTGTGTCGCATTTGTCTCAATTGCTCCTGGACCGCGAGTGAGCGACTCATCTCCAAGTACTCATCCGTCGCTCTATCCAGGCTCCAGCCAAGGTCGGCAGCCAGCTGTCGAACCTCAGCCTTCACCTCGATTGGCAGCAATTCGAAGGTGGTTTCAGGCATAGGCCCTCCATAGGGGCTTCAGGCCGTCTTATCCTGCTCACCGGCGCCGTTCATTTCGCGGAGCAGATCAGCAGCGCCCAGGCGGCGGCCGAGGTTGGCCAGTTCATGCACGTAGGTGGCCAGCTGCATGCCAGCCATACGGGCTTCCATGCGTAACTTTCTGACCTCCTCGGGCTTCCAGCGCGACTTGATTACTTCGCTACGTTTGTTGGCGGGGTCCAGATGCATTCAGGGATTTCCTTGTGATTGAAAAATGGTTAGGCAGCAGATTTTTGGGACGGGAACGGGCGCTGCTCGAGCGCCACGAAGCTGCCGTCAGGCATCTCGGAAACGCGAATGTCGCGCTTGGCCGTCAGGGCCTTGTGAATGGCAGGGGCCGTCACACGAAGAAGCCTGGCGGCCTCGGACTGCCCTTTTTCGGCGACAAATTGGTCGAGGGGGGGTCTCGTTCATGATCAAGCCTCGGTTGTTCATGGCTCAGATATTAACCATCGGTTGATTCTTTGTCCATACCGATGGTTTCTCCCTTTTCTTTAACCGTTGGTATATGTTCGCGCCATGACCAAGAAACGAATCCTTCCCCCTGATCGCCTGGCTGAATGCGAGGCGGCGCATGCGCTTTTCCTGGCGCGCAAGAACGAGCTGAAGCTCAGTCAGAAGAAAATCGCGGATGAGGCCGGCATGACTCCGGCGGCGGTAAATCTTTACTTCAAGGGTCTCAACCCGCTGAATGCCAAATTCGCCGCCGTGCTGGCAAGGCTACTGGACGTTCCAGTTGAGAAATTCAGCCCGCGCCTGGCGGATGAGATCCGGTCGCTGAGGTCGCTGCCGAGTGGCGACCAGGATCACAAGAAAGGCGCAGCCGAAAAGGTCATGGAGATGCTGAAGCAGCACGCTGGCAAGAAGCTGGACGAGGATGCGCAGCAGAAGATCGCAGCTGCCGTGGCGGATTCCCTAGTGGACGAGCGGCCGAGTAACGTCGTATCGGCCGATTTCTCGGGCCTAAAGGTGAAGAAGGACGAGATCTTTATCCCTCAGTACGACATACGAGCATCGATGGGGCACGGCCAGGTGCCGCCCGACTACACCGAGGTCATGCGAAATGTGATCGTCAAGGAGTCGGTGTTGCACGAAAAAGGTGTCACCTACACCTCCCAGTCTGCCCTGGCCATGATCTTCGGGTGGGGCCAGAGCATGGAAGGCACGATCAACGATAAAGACCCACTGATCGTTGACCGTGGCGTGAACGAATTCGTGGGGGACGGTATCTACGTGCTGACATGGCATGGACACTTGTACATCAAGCGCCTGCAGTTCTTCGATGAAGACCATTTCTGGCTGATCTCGGATAACGAGAAGCACAAGGATCAGCAGGCCAGGATCGATGACGTTACAATCCATGCCAAGGTCTTACTCATCTGGAACGCCAAAAAGGCGTAGCTGGCCGGGAATTTACTGCAGCGTTGAGAGGGGTCTTGTGTCATTCATAAAGAAGCTAGTGTTCGTGCTGATCCTCATGGCTGTCGCCGGATATCTTGCGATCATATGGGATGCCCATAAGGGCTTGGTGGAAACAAGTGAAAAACTTGCCAGGCAGCTTGGCGCCGAAATTATTGATGGCCTAGCTGATGCCGGACCGGACTGTCAGCGATCCGTAAATATTGACTCGATTGTTGTGAAAACCGATTCCCCTTTTTCGAGTTCTGGCACGGCCTCAATTTACATTTCTGGAGCGAATGGCCGAGCTCTTGCGCTTGATTACTCGGTTTCTGCGGCAGGCCAGAAGGTCTACCTCAAGCCAAAAAATACCACCTCCAGTCAAGCCCAAATCATGCAATTCGCTTTGAGCGGATGCCGGTAGCCTTTCCGAGCACCAAGATTGAGCCCGCCTTGAGCGGGCTCTTTTTGTTTCAGAAAGGTGCCTCTTCCTCTAGCGCCTCAAGCTCATCAACCGGTGCCTCGCGATCTTCATCGCTCTGCATTTCCCACTCGATTTTTATCCCGCCCTCCTCCAAATGCGTGATCTCCAGGCCGTCAGTCTCGCCCAGGAGACGCATCATCTCGCCCCACTCGGCGTCCCCATCCGTGTCCAGTCGATGAATGGCCACCCAGCGCTGCTCCTGCGCTTTTGGATGGTTGATCATGTTGGACATCCTCAAACCAAGCCGCTCTAGCGCGGTCATTCCTTGGCGCTTCTGCGTTGGCGCCGTCTTGTTTTGCTTGGCCATGACACCTCCTTAACGACTGTATATTCATCCAGTAATTCGGATGATAGCGCACACCTTTGAAAAATAAATTAACCATCGGTATTGACGACAAATCTATACCGATGGTTAACTACATCCATCGAGGCGCTACACAGCCCCTCGGGAGGCCCTCAAGCCTCACCGCTCTTTAGCGACACACCTTGCCGGATCGACACCGGCCCAGATTCAAGGTAGCGAGCCGAACACCTCAAGTTCGGTACAGGGGAAGCCTCACCCCGTGGCCAGCAGCGTAGATGGCCCTAGATCAAAGAGTGCTGACGGGTGGGATGCCATTGCATGGCTACATCGCGGTTGGCTGTCGGGATTCAAGATCCCCCGAGACCTGAGAATTTCACTGATGCAGCTTGGCGACAGGCTGCATTGGGAAATCAACCGGAGAACACCTTATGAGTATCCCGCCATTTCTTGAGTCCATAACAGCGCAGCTATTGGCCTGCGCGGCCGCTGGGGTTGCCTTAGCGGTAGCTTGCGGATTGATCATCCTGCTTGGAAAAGCATGGCGCCATGCTTGGGGATGGATCGACGACAGCGAACCAGGCCGCAACCCGGCTCTTGAGCTTATAGCTCGGCTGCGTGGATGGACCACCTTCGAAACCAAGGGCACCACAAGCACTTATCTGTGGTGGAAAGACAAAAAAGGGGAGGCGAGAACGGACCCCTTCATCGACTTGTTTTTAGTGGTGCTTTTTACGCCTCTGTCGATTTACCTGGTCTTCAAGCTTTATGCGCTGGCCCTATTCGTTGTTTCCCTGCTTGCCATTGCGTTCGTCGCCCGCTTCGCCAGGCGCCACAAGAAGCTGTTCGACAAGCACATCAAAGACCCCGAAGCACACAAGTGACAGAACGATTTACTGATGCCGGTTCACTGAGCCGGCATTGGAAATCAACTGGAGGAACACGGAATGAACAAAGTCCTTCGCATCACCCTTGCCGGCGAGCGCGAGGTGTTCGCCGACAGCGATCTGGCCGCCTGCATTCGCGAGGCGAACCGCATCAACGCCGAGCGCGGCTACACCAACGGCGTTTGCGTGGTCGAGCGGGAAGACGGTCAGCGCATGACAGCCGCTGATTGCAAGGCGGCGGCATGAGGCTCTACTGCGAAGGCCACAGCGCGAGCAAGGGCTGGGCAATTTCCAGGAGCTGGTCGGACGCAGAGTGCATTGCACTGCCATCTGCACAGGAAGACGAGTTGAGGCCCGTGCGGTTCGTTCGATCTCGAGAGCGCGCCCTGATGTTGGTTACGCGATGGAACCGAAGATTCGCCACTCATTGAGCCGGCTCATACAAGCTCATAGCAGCTCATATATTCCCTGACAGCCGGAAAGACGGCCCGATGCCCTGCTCCCCATCGCAGGCTGCATTGGAGTGTGAACTGAATCCTGCCGCCAAGCAGCACAGCTTCTATCCAGCGAGATCGGGAGGAACGAACACCGGTCGATGCAGAGATTGGCTCCTGCCAGTTCACACCCCGATGCAGAGAAGCGCCCAGCTAAGGGCGCGGTTACCGAAGCACCTGTGGACGTCCCTTCCCTCGCCTTGGGGGTAAACGAATTGCGCCGCTGGATGGGTCCACGCCAAGCCAGTTGCCGGGGTAGCGCCCGGCCTCTGCATCCCCTTCCCTTCACTTCGGCCGCATTGGCAGGCGCCAGGCCACCTTTCACGGTGGGTTTGGTCACCCGCGCCTGGCTCCTGACCAATGCGGTCCTGACGAGGTTTACAAGATGAACAAACCAACTGGCGGCCCGGCATTCCCGGTGCCTGGCCTGCAGGATGACGAGAGCTTCAACGGCATGACCCTGCGCGACTACTTCGCGGCCAAGGCCATGGCGGCAATCATCTCCGGATGCATGGCGGACGGCCTTGATTATCCAAACCGTGATGGCGCTGCAATTCAGGCCTATGCCTACGCCGACGCTATGCTCGCCGCCCGGGTGAAGCCATGAGCGAACTCGGATATTGCGAGGGTGACACCTGCGGCCGTGAAGGCTGTGAGGGCGTCATCGAGTCGCACGATGTGAAGAACTGCAGCTGCCACATCAACCCACCCTGCGGCGCGTGCACCGCGCCTCGCGGCTACTGCGAGGCATGCGGCTGGGAGGAGTCGGAAGACCCAGCACCCGAGCCAGAGCCAATCAGCCAGAAGGAAAAGGACTTCTGGAAGGCACAGGCCGAAGAGTGGGATCGCGCGAGAAACGCCCCGCTGGACAACACAAAGGTCAGCTGGCGATTCGTGCCCCACACCAATGCCTCGATGATCAAGGAAGGCGTTTATCCCGAGCACATGAGTCGCGAAGAGGTAGAGCGTGAGGTTCGCGGCACCTTCGGAGGCCGCTTCGAGCAATTCGGCAATGGCCGCTTCAAGTACATCGCATACACCGACTGAACCCACCACCTGGAGGCGAACATGGCCGTCACAGTCGAGACAGCCGCTGTCTTCCGTGGCGGCGGTCGTCGCTGGTTCACCCTGCGCGCTGCATGCGCTGCTGAGGCACGGGCGCTGCTCAACAAACACTGTGATTGCGACTACTGCGATCACGAAGGCTATGGCAGGGAGCACCTCTACTGCCGACTCCACCACCCTGACCGATACCCGCGAATCATGAAGCGCCTGACGAAAGGCCTCATGCGGCGCTATCGAGCATCCCAACCGTAACTGGAGGCGACCATGGGCGCACTTCGAGCAGCACAATGGCGTTATGACCACGCTGAGCCAGAAGACGACTCGGCGCATCAGGAAGCGGCTCAGAACTGGGTCGAGAGCAAGGCTGAAGAGTTGGTTGGCGGCTGCGATGTCCTGATCCCGCAGCGTTTTGGCGGCCCGGTGGGCGTGCGCCAAGAGCAGTTCGTAGCCAAGGTCGCCGAGCACCTTCGGTCGCTGCAGGAAGCCGAGCAGGACGACATCACCGCCCTTGCCCAGCTTCTTCTACAGGCCCTGACCGGTGGCCCAGTGAAAAGCATGGTCCCTGACATCCTTGGCCCAAGCGACCACATCGGCGGCAAGCTCTACGAGATTGCTGAGTCAATGCTCGACCAGTACGCCGAACAAGGCCTGAGCTACGAGGCAGACGAGGCTCGGCTATGAGAAGCCCCCACGTTCTGATCGACGAAGAGCTTGAGGTCATGGCTCACCCTGAGACGCCACTGACCTGGCAGGCCATGGTCCTCAAGCTCCTCACCAAAATGCTGGACGACCAGCGCATCACCATCGAAGAGTTCAACCACTACTGCGGGCGCCTCAACAAGATCGTTGATGGGCGCAAGGAGGTCGCTTGATCAATATCCCCGAAGGCACCCAGTACATCGAGGCAGGCTGCGGAAACAAAGGGTTCCGAAAGTACGAGAAGGGCCAGTGGTGGTTCTTTGAAGGGTTCTGGCGTGTTGTCGACTGGAAGATGGGGGATCTAACCCCTGTGAGCAGCCACCCAGACTATGTTGCACCAGTTGCACCTTGGAACGGTGAGGGCCTCCCGCCGGTTGGCACGGTCTGCGAGTTCGCCGGGTTTAACCCAGAGGAAACTTTGCCGTCTGATCCCATGATTGGTGATCATGTGACGGTGATCGCTCACTTCAAAAGCGGCTCAATTGACGTCGCGGCGTTCACCTTCTTTGCACCGCCTGAGTTTGAGTATTTGCAGGTTGCTCAAGGCGCATATGGGTGCTTTCGCGCAATCCGCACGCCCGAGCAGATCGCAGCGGAAGAGCGCGAGGCAGGGATCGCCGAGATTCGCCAGATCTTGACCTTAAGCGCCAAGGGCTCGATTGAATCGGCCATTTGGGACGCTGGCTACCGCAAGCAGGAGGCGTCATGACCACGCCAATCGTTCAAACGCTCATCGACGAGCAGATCGCCGAATTGCCAGAGGCTCAGGCGATGCCAGCCGACCGGGTGCTGATGCTGTTCAAGGGGCCGACATTCGCCGCCGCGGTGAATGAAGCGGCGCTGGCCAGCATCGAGAACCCCGCTGCCTGGAAGTGCCGCGCCTGCATCTGCGGGGAGTGGACGGTCGGCTACGAGGTTCGGGCGTGACCTCCTACCAACGGGCCCGCCGCATCGCAACTTGGCGCGGCTCCTTCTCCATGATCTTCGCCTGCACCTTCTTCATGCTCGCCAGCGCACTGGCCGGTTCCATCACCAACTAGGATAACCCCATGCCAATCGATCCTCGGGCAAACGCCCCCGAGCGCATTGCTGCGCCTGCTCCGCTGCCTCACGTCAGCCGCAGGGCACTCAAACGCGTCAAGAACCCTCTCCCAGCTCCGTGCGAATGCCGCTACTGCGGTGACCAGGTTGAGCTTGTGTGCAACTCGGAAATCTACAACGGGCGCAGCTACGGCGACTGGCCGTATGCCTACCTCTGCTCCGGGTGTGACGCCTATGTCGGCCTGCATCCGGACACGGACATTCCGCTTGGGACGCTGGCCGATAGCGCGCTGCGCGCCGTCCGCAACCGCTGCAAGGCTGTCTTCCACAAGCACATCACCGACACCGGCATGGGCCGCACGCAGGCCTACCGCTGGCTGGCTGAGCAGATGCAAATCGACGTCGGCGCCTGCCACTTCGGCTGGTTCGAACAATCCGACTGCGAGCGCGCTGAGGCCATCGTCAAGTCGTCCGCGCCTCAAACAGCCATGGCGATGGCATTCGCAAAAGCAGCTTCCTGAATCACGTAGCCGAGCACGGCGGCCCTTCGGGATAACCGTACCCCTTCGGGAGCGTAAGCGGCGAGAGCTCGCAACCATCCACCGCAGCCAGGGCCTGGAGCGTACCTCCGTGCCTGGGTGACATGGCATTCCCCTATTCCAACTGACGGCGCCGGCATGGCGCGAGGCTTTCTAATGTCCGCAGAACAGAAACTGATCGCGATCGAAGAGATCAGCGAAGACAACGCCCCGGCCATCTACGTGGCCGGAGGCCTTCAGCAATTCATCGATCTGGTTAAGGGTGAGGTCCTGGGCGAAGTGCCCGACCTGAAAACCCGCAAGGGCCGCGAACGCATCGCCAGCCTGGCCGCCAAGGTCAGCAAGTCCAAGACCGCTGTCGAGAAGCCGGGTCGCGACTATCTGCGCCGCCTGAAGGAAATGCCGAAGGTGGTCGAGGCCGAGCTTCGCGACTTCGTGACCAAGATGGATGCGCTGCGGGACGAAACGCGCCGCCCGCTCACCGAGTGGGAAGCCGCCGAGGATGCTCGGATCGACCGCCACAACGACGCAATAAACCGTATGAAGGACCTGGCCGCCGAGCTGGGCACCTTGGATGCCGAGCAGCTGAAGGCGCGCCTCAGCGAGCTCTCCGCATTCCAGTTAGGCGAAGCGTGGGAGGAATTCGAGGCTGAGGCAGCTCGGACCAAAGAGGCTTCTCTGAATGCAGTGCAGGCCGCCCTGGTCGCCCGCCAGAAGTACGACGCCGAACAGGCCGAACTGGCCCGCCTGCGCCGCGAGGCAGAAGAGCGCGCCGAGCAGGACCGCATCCGAGCGGCACAGGAGGCCGCAGTAGAGGCCGAGCGTCAGCGTGTGGCCCAAGAGCAGCAGGCATCGCGTGAAGCCGCAGCCCGCCGCGAGCAGGAACTGCTCGACCAGGCTGCCGCACAAGAGCGCGAAGCCGAGAACCAGCGCCTGCAACTCAAGCTGCAGGCCGAGCAAGCCGAGCGCGCTCGCATTCAGGCCGAGGCCGACCGCGTTGCGGCCGAGCAGCGAATGGAGCAGGAGCGCCAGGACGCCGCTCGACGGCAAGAGGAGGCAGCCGAGCAGGCGCGCCTGGAAGAACGCCGCCGGGCCGATGCTGCGGCCGCTGAGATCCTCCGCCAGCAAGAGGCCCGCGAGCGCGACCAAGCCCACAAGGCAAAGGTCATGGGCGAGGCCAAAACAGCGCTGATGTCACTGAAAATCACCGAGGAGCTGGCCAGGGCCATCGTTCTCAAGATCGCCCGCCGCGAAGTCCCGAACATCACCATCAACTTCTGAGGTAGCCATGAGCCAAGTAGCCAGGGTCGAAACCCATTCCCAGCCGCCGGCCGTAGCCGCCGAGTCGGTCACCGTCCTGCAGATAATCCAGCAGGTGGCCATGTCCCCCAACGCTGACATCGACAAGATGGAGCGTTTGATGGTCATGCATCAGAACATCCAGGCACAGCAGGCCAAACAGCAGTATGACGAGGCGCTGGCCGCCATGCAGGAAGAGTTGCCAGTCATCGGTGAGCGCGGCGGAATCAAGGACCGTAACGGCCGTGTCCAGAGCACCTACGCTCTCTGGGAAGACATCAACGAAATGATCAAGCCGGTGCTTGCCCGCCACGGCTTCGCCCTCACGTTCCGCACTCCGCGCAACGAGCGCGGCATCGAGGTAGAGGGCGTGCTGAGCCACCGGGCCGGTCACCGCGAAACCACCTCTCTTGTGCTGCCGGCTGACACCAGCGGCAGCAAGAACGGCGTCCAAGCTGTGGCCTCCAGCGTCAGCTACGGCAAGCGCTACACCGCCGGCGCCCTGCTCAACTTCACCACCACTGGCGAGGACGACGACGGCAACGGCGCCGTGATCACGCCTCGGGTTACCTCGGTGCAGGCCGCCCAGCTGGCCATGCTGCTGGAGCGGTGCAGCGACAAGGCCAAGAAAGCGTTCGCTAGCATCCATGGCACGCCGTCGGCTGTGGAGAAAGCGGCTTTCGATCAGGTGCTGGGCATGCTCAGCAAGTCAGTCAAACAGCACGAATCAGCCCCGCAGGAGGCACAACATGCAGATCATCACTGATATCGAGCAGGGAACACCTGAATGGCTGGCACTGCGCCTGGGCATCGTCACTTGCTCGGAATTGGACTGCCTGCTTGTCGCCGGCAAAGGTGAAGCGGGCTTCGGCGTGGCCGCTTTCACTTACATGGACCAGCTGATCGGCGAGCGGATCACAGAGGAAGCCGCCGAGATCCCATTCCAAACCAAGGCCACGATTCGCGGCCACGAGCTGGAGGGCGTCGCCCGGGGCCTGTACGAGGACCGCGAAAGCATAAAGACCCGATCGGTCGGCATCATCCTCAACCACGGCATCGGCTACTCCCCTGACGCGCTGGTCGGCGACCAGGGTCTGACCGAGATCAAGACCAAGCTCCCCAAGTTTCAGGTCAGCGTCATCCTGAACGGTGAAGTGCCCAAAGAACACGTCGCCCAGTGCCAGGGAGGCCTATGGGTATCGGAGCGTGAATGGCTGGACTTCATCAGCTACTGGCCCGGCATGCCTCTCTTCGTCAAGCGCGTGTACCGCGACGAAGTGATGATCCGCAAGCTCACCGAACGGGTGAAAACCTTCTACGAAATCCTCGACGAGCGCATGAACAAGGTTCTTGGCGCGGCAGCATAACCCAAGGAATCACGATGCCTACTCTTACTGACATCGGCCGCATTGGCCGCGACGCTGAACTGCGCTACACGCCCAACGGCGACCCAGTGTGCAACATCGCCATCGCCTGTGAATACGGCCGCAAGGGCAACGATGGCAAGCGCCCCACCCAATGGGTTGACGCCACGCTGTGGGGCAAACAGGCCGAGGCCATGGCCCAGTACCTGATTAAAGGCCAGCAGGTGCACTTCACCATCGACGACGCACACGTCGAGACCTATACCAAGTCGGACCACTCACAAGGCGTGAAGCTCACCGGCCGCGTGATCATCATCAAGTTCGCCGGCGGGCCGCCACAGCAAGCCCAGGGCAGCCAGCCGGCGCAGCAGCCACGCCAGCAGCAACAGCGCACGCAGCAGCGCCAAGCGCCCCAGCAGCAGAGCCAGCAAGGCACGAACGGCCCCGACTACGAGAGCTTCGACGACGACATCCCGTTCGCCCCGCTCCACCACTTGGCGGGCGCATGATCGCCACCCTGTCTCAGCCTGTGCCCGCCGTGAAGTACGCGGCGGCCATGGCCAGATCCACTGGTCAGCCTTGGGGCGTATACCGAGGAAACAAGCGTCTACTGGTGGTTATGCCGTCTGGCTCGACGAAGAAAACGCCCATTGAGGTGTGCCACCCATGAGACGCATCCAGAAACTCACGCAGCAGCGTCGCCGCCAGCTGCACATACACATCCCGCCCAGCGGAATCATGGAGGTGCCGTATGGCGATGGACCAGGCAGAGCGCGACCGGCGCCGGCGCGAGAAGTCAGCAAAGCACCAGGAAGAAGACCTGCGCTTGAAGGTTCGACCAGGGACTAAACAGGCCCTGCTTGAGCTGATGGAGTGGGCCGGTATCGAGGAACAGGGCGAGGCGATGACGCTGATGATTCATCACATCGAAGCGCTCGGGCATCACGCCTTGTTCCGGGTCGCGCGCCACGAAATCGAAGCTCACCGGCCTGTGGCGCGGCCCGAGCCGCTGAGGCTGTCAGCCAGGAAGCGAACCGGCCAGCACCTGCGAGCGATATGCGGCTGGGCAGACGCAACCTATAGCCAGATGATCGAGGCGCTGATTCACGGCATTCACGCACTTGGTAGGCTGCACGCGGAGAAGTTTCTCACCCCGCCGCGGCACGAAATTAGCATCTCGCCACGCCTGGCCCTGGCCTTCGACCGGAAGAGCATGCTGATGATTCAGCAGGATCCGGGCGACGAGTTGATCAGTCCGAACCTCATTCAGTAGCTATGCCTTTCTGCTTGGCATACCAGCCTTCAGCGATTTTTGTGCCTTGTTCGTTTGCCTCATCTCGCTGGATAGGACCCTTGATACGGCCTATCTCATTCTCAGTGTCACCTTGGCGGACGACGACAGAAGCTTCGCTTGCCACATGCCCAGGCTCGCTATCGATCCAGTTGCAATGCACGTAAGCGGTCAGTCCCTCTTCGAGAGGGATTTCATAGCTGTAATACCTGTCCTGCGCCAATGGCATAGAAGCCTCCTTGATCCGGCCCCATGCCGGTCACCCGTAATACCCCATCCCAAACCAAATTGCCACCATGCCGCCACCAGCACGGAGGGCGGCGCATGCATGGAGAAAGCCATGAGCATCAGCTACCACTACAAGACCACCTCCCCGGCCGCGATCGAAGCGGTGCGCGCCTGGGATGAGAAACTCAAGGCCTTCCACCTGAAGCGCGAGAAGCTCACCGAGGTCTTTGGCGGACCTGGCTCCCCGATGTACAGCGGAAACGACAAGTACGTCGGTGGCGTCAAAATAAGCGCCAGCAGGGATCTAGATGTGCACTGGTGTCGGCCGGATGATCACGGTTACAGATCGCTGCGAACTGCCGCGAAGATCGCCAAAGGCACGCCTAAGGAAGTAAGGCCTGCAATCAAGGCTGCGCACGACCGACTCAAGGCTCTTTGGGCCGAGCACTGCCCGGCACGAATCAGCGCCGACGATGCCTGGGAGGCCATTGGCCTGGACTGGGGAACGATCTGGCTCAGCGGCGGCGTGTTCTTCGAGCTGGAGGGCACCGTTTACCTGCATCTCGGATTCAAGCTCAGCGATGACGGCGACCAGGTCGAAGGCGCCACGGAGATCATGGCAAGCGAGCTTGAAGCTGCGCGCCAGCAAATCCTTCAGCAACGCAAAGCCGCCTGACCCGCGCTGCCCGCCAGCGCCTTCCCCTACTCAACGATAACGCCTCCCCGGCGAGGGCGGCGCCTGCCTGGAGATCACCATGAGCACATTTGCAGTGTTCGGCATGACCCGTGATGTAGCGCTGGCCGAGGCCAAGAAGCGCGTCAAAACTAGCAAGCCTGGTAAGCCGGGCGGGCCTTCAATTCAGCTGACGCCTGCGCAGTGGGAGGAAGCGGTCACTAAGTACGTCGACAAGCTCATGAGCGGCGAGAAGGTGAAGCAGCTCAGCAACATGTTCGACGCCCCCCAGTACGCCCAGCAGTTCATCGACCTGGCCAAGCGTTCCGGCGATTGCCGAGACCTGCGCATTCGTGCCCGCTGCGCGATGACTGACGCGAAGGGCAATCCCATCATGAACCCCAAGACCAAGATGCCAAAGATCGGGTGGTCCGACTGGCAGCCTGAATCGAAAGCCGCCTGACACGGAGTTACCCATGCCCACAGAAAACCGATCCAGCAACACCGAGATGGTCAGCGTGCCAGCTGCGCACGACTTGGCCGGGAAGGTCAGAGAAGCCCTTGATCGCCAAGCATGCCCTGATGCATGGATGGTCATTGCCTACGAGGCTGTCGTGAAGAGTTTTCCGACGCCAGCCCTCCAGCCCCACCCCGAGCCTATAGCCTGGATGGTTGGTACTGCCTTCTGGTGGACCAAAGAAGAGGCAGAGAAGGATGCGGCAAATACTGGGCTACCGATTGTTGATCTGGGGCCGATGACCGGTGCCGCTGAGGTTGATCGGCTGCGGGTAGAGCTTGGCCACATGCGGGAGGAGCGCGACGACCTTAGCGCCAAGCTCGATCGTTTCTACTCGCGGAGCCATGGCATCAAGAACCTGGCCGCCATCGAGGAGCTGAGCGACAAGCTGGCCGAGCGAGATGCGCTGCTGCGCGACAAGTCTGGCGACCTTATCCGCATCGCGGCTCACCTAATCAGCGCACCGTTATTCGCTCTGCAAGACCTTCAGGGCGAAGACAAGAAAATGACCGGGGTACGGGTTGACCACGCCGTTGACGTCGCTGATGGAAGATTGAAGGATGCCGCCTACGAGCTACGCCGGATCGCTGATGCCCTATCCGCCAGCGCAGGACCAAGCTCGCCGACATGGTCGTGCCAAGCATGCCAGGCTGAGCAACCAACTGACCGCGCGTGCGATGCGTGTGGCGGCCAAACCGCGTTGATCGCCGCCGAATCCTGAAAGGAGTACATCCGTACTCTTTCCGCTGTAACCCCTCTCCCCTCTATTCACTGCCGCGATATGGCGGCCAAGGCGAAGCTATGTCTCAAGTAAAGGAACGCCCGATCCTGTTCAGCGGGCCGATGGTCCGAGCCATCTTGGAAGGCCGGAAAACGGTCACACGCCGCCCTATCAAGCCGAGCATGCGGGGCTTCGACATATCGTTCGAGCTCCACCAGCAGGAGGATGGGTCTTGGCGACCCATGCACACGTTCGACGAGAGCTCCATGGATGATCAGGGGACTGAGCACCCGATTGCCTGCCCCTATGGCCAGATCGGTGACCGCCTGTGGGTTCGCGAAGCCTGGGCCCAGATCAACGTGGCCCAAGCGCCTGGCGAAAGCTGGGTGGTCTACCGCGAGTGCGACAACCGAACCGACTACGGCGGCCCGTGGAAGCCGAGCATTCACATGCGCCGGCGCGACAGTCGCATCCTGCTGGAGATCACCGACGTGCGCGTCGAGCGGCTTCAGGATGGCGAGGGTGAGACGGATTTCGAAAGCCGCTACGTCGCCGAGGGCATAAACCGCATTCACCACGGCGACGGTGAGCACTACTACCACCCATTCAAGAGCGAGCCAGGGCCTAGAAACTGGGTCGACCCGTTCGACGCCTGGCGCGAGCTCTGGGCATCCATCAACGGAGCCGACTCCTGGAACGCTAACCCCTGGGTCTGGGTCGTCGAGTTCAAGCAGGTGGCGGCATGACCCGACTCGCCCTCTGCCTCCTGCTGCTGGCCACCGGCGCCAGCGCAACCGAGAACGTCATCGACGTGCAGCACGACAGCCAGCGCGGCGTCACCTGCTACCTGCTCAACGGGGTCGGCATCAGCTGCATCCCCGACAGCCAACTGCAGGCCGACAACGAGCGCCAGCTCTCCCCGCACGAAACCCAACCCGAACCTACACCCGCTCTGGCGCCTGGGCGCTGGATTGATGAGAGGTATCAGCTGTGATGGAAGCCAAAAAGATGCGCCAGCACCTGCTGGTCGACGAAAGCGCACTGCTCGACCTTGCAAGCAGCGCATGCCAGGAAGCCTTGGCGTTCGGGGTAAACGAACATGCGTTTGAACGCCTGGCCAGAGCCGTGGAGTACAAGTGCCAGGGCGGCGCTACCGTTGCGGGCCTAGCTGTCTTGGCCGAGCGCAAGCGCCAGACCGAAGCGGAGGGTTGGACGGCGGAGCATGACGATCAGTACGACAGCCTTGAGCTGGTCGATGCCGCCACCTGCTATGCGATCGCGCCCCCGTGGCTGGATATCTGGGACGACGAAAAGCAGGCCATGAAAAAGTGGCAGCCAACTTGCCCGCCGTCCTGGCCATGGGCGCTCAGCTGGTGGAAGCCTCGCAGCAGAAGGGAGAACCTGATCCGAGCCGGCGCACTGATACTCGCCGAAATCGAGCGCATCGACCGCGCGGTTGCCAGGCGGGAGGCGCCATGCCCGACCTGATCGAAGTGAAGACGACAGACCTGGCCGGCGAGGCGCTGGGGTGGGCCGTCGGCAAGGCGGAAGGCCTGGACGTGTTCCTGGCCCCGCCTGAGTACGGCAACCCCTGGCGCGTGTTCGTCCGGTACCGCGCCAAGGTGACCGAGCGCACTGAGCGGTACAACCCATGGGAGGACTGGGCGCTTGGCGGGCTGCTGATCCAGAAGTACCGCGTCGGCTTCGGCCTCTACTCGGACTCGTTCTTTGCCGTCACCGGACTGGATGATACCCCAGGCGACGCGGACGGCTTGACCCACCTAGTCGCCGCTTGCCGCGCCATCGTCGCCGCCAAGCTCGGCGATACCGTCCAGGTGCCCAAGGAGCTGATTGGCAAGGAGGCCCCTGATGACTGAGCTCGAATTGCTCAAGACCGTTTTGCGCTACGAGCCAGACACAGGCCTCTTCTACTGGAAGGTCGACCAAAACTCACGGGCAATGGCTGGCAGTGTCGCGGGAAGCGTACGAAAGGCTACAGGCTACGTGAAGATCGTCGCTTTCAAGAAGTACTACGCAGCGCACCGCCTTGCCTGGGCGTTTGTCTATGGCTACTGGCCTTCGATCCTCGACCACAAGGATCGAAACCGTTCCAACAACGCCATCGCCAACCTTCGCGAATGCACAGCATCACAGAATGCCGCGAATCGCGACTTCTCTTCCATGAATACCTCCGGCTATCGCGGAGTTGTCGAGAAGTCACCAAGTAGATGGCAGGCGCAGGCTTGCGTTGCTGGCAAGAACTTCTACCTCGGCATCTTCGACACACCCGAGGAGGCATCTGCGCGATACGAGGAGTTCTGCACTGCGGTTCGCGGCGAGTTTCATTTGGCCAAAACTACGGAGGTTCGAGCATGATCGCCCTCGCCTACATGGCCTACCTGATATACAGGTGGCCGCGATGAGCCGCGAAGTGACAGAGCTGGACTTCAGGAGACCGGAATTCCGCGACGCAAAGGTTGAAGATTACGAGTTCCGCGAAGACGGCGCGCTAGTCAGGAAAGACCGGTGGCAAACCGGCATGTGGCGGATTGCATCGCTCGTCGGCCAATCCCGGGGCGGATTCGAGATCGACGCCGTGGTCGAGAAGGTCCGCAAGCTGGCAGGCAATTGGTGCCCACCAGATCCGGAAGAGGATCCTGGTCTGGAGCGGATCGACATCCGCCTATCCTGCGGCAGCGTCCTGGCCAACTGCGAGCGCACCGGCCCATTTGCCTACCACTGGCGCTTCGGGAACATCACCTTCACCAGCAAAGACTTCGGCGCCGACATAGTCGAGTGGCAAGAGTCAGTCGCGCCGAAAGCCTAACCCCTCCCCCTACAACTCAAGCCCGCCGACATGCGCGGGCATGGAGAGCTATTGCCATGACGAAACACAAGCACACGCCCGGACCATGGTTCGTTGAGTCCAGTGACAAAACCCCGATCTACGTTTCGCCAGTTGATCGCCACGAGCAGATCGCCATCTGCAACGTGATGGTCATCGATGAGGATGGCGACAGCGATTCCGGCGAATGGATCAACGGCGACCAGACCAAGGCCAACGCCAGGCTGATCGCCACGGCCCCCATGCTTCTGGCTGATCTGTCCGAAGCTGCTGCCCAGCTGCGCAAGTACGAAACCCTGCACCGGGCCAAGGGCACCGAGGACAGCCTGGCTAAGGCCGAAGTCAACGCCGAACTGGCTTCGCGCTTCGAGCAAACCATAGCCCAGGCCACGAGCTGACCACCAACCTGCCGCCACCGGCGGCGTGGAGATCATCCATGAACACCCATTTCCTGCTGATGGCCCAGTACGGCGGCCAGGCAATCATCCCGCTCGAGCGTGTGTGCCTCGACTATTTCAGCCACCTAACCCCGGAGAAGATGAAGGGCAAGGTCGCCCGCGGCGAAATCAACTTACCGCTCGTCTGCATGGAGAGCAGCCAGAAGTCCGCCAGGGGCGTGCACCTGAACGATCTGGCCGCCTACCTCGACGAGCAGCACGCCAAAGCCAAGACCGAGCAAGACAAGCTCATGGGTCGAGGTCTTCGACGCGTCTCTTGAGCCTCTTTCGGGCCTCGATCACGGGGCCCGTTATCACCTTCTCGATCCATTCCCATCCTTTATATGGATCGCCATTCCCCCGCAGGTGCGTATAGCGCCGCATCGAGTTCCAATCCCGGTGACCGGAAACAGAGGCCACCTTCGGGATATCCCACCCCATTTCGAAAAGCCGGCTGACGCCATCATGGCGTAGGTCGTGGAAGTGTAGGTCATCCACCTCAAGGAAATTGCAGGCCCTGGTGAATGAGGCGGACACCGACTTCGAGTTGTACGGAAACACCTCGTCGGCCACGCGCGGCATCGACTGCAGGATTCGCCACGCCTCGTCGGGCAGGTGGCACCACACGTCGTTCCCGTACTTCTGGCCCGGGTTCTTCATGTCGGTGATAAGCGCCGACTGGTCCTTCTCGTTCAGCGCGTCCCAACGAATCCGGGTGATCTCCTCCTGGCGGCGAGTGGAGAACAGGGCGAACAGCACCACCCGCAGCATGTCGATCTCCTGCTTTCGGCGATCGCGCATCTCCTCGAAGTACTTCAGGATTTTCTCGAGTTCGGCCAGCGTCGGCCGGCGGTTGCGCTCGCGGCTCCGGGTGACCGCGCCCATCTTGCGCAGCACCTTCCGTGCGTCGGGCATGGCGTGCGGGTCGACCTCATACCCCCCAGGCTGGCCGAGCCACTGACAGCACGGCGCCAAGGTGGGCCAGGTCGTTGCCCACGGTCTGCGCCTGGATGCCGTCCTTCTCCATACGCCACATGGCGTAGTCCACCAGCTTCTGACTTGTCAGCTCGCTGTCGACCACGTCACCCAGCCACGTTTCCTTGATGGCCAGCAGTGTGGCGCGCTTGGTCTTGCCCAACGGCCTCAGCTTCTCGTACTGGTCCAGGTACTTCTCGACCATGTGACGGACGGTTACCCCACTCCGGTTAGCCTTCTCGATGGCACCCGGCTCATGCAATTCAGCTTCACGCTTCCTGATCCAGGCCTGGGCCGTAGTCTTCCGATCGAAGGTCTGGCTTTCCTGATAGACTTTCACGCCCTTGCGCATGATCCTGATCTGGGCGTCGTAGGTGGTAGACCCGTCTTTCCTTTTGCGGGTAGTGATGGTGCCCAT